TCAGACATCGACGATCGTTCCCAATTCGAATACGCGCTGGGGTGGAAGCTTGAAAAACTGGATGGGACTGGCTGCGTTCCGGAACAGGTAGATAAAGAGCTTTTCCTGCCAGCCGGTGAGGTCCGGTCTTCGCGTCGGGAGGACAGTCTCCCGCCCCAGAAAGAACGTGGCCTCGTCAATATCGATGGCCAAACCCGCCGGTGCGCACAAGGCTAAAGCCTTCGGAACGTTGGGCGTCTGCATGAAACCGAACTTTGCGGTAATCCGGAAGAAGTTCTGTTCGAGGCGCTCGATCATCAGCCGGTCCTTGTCGGGAACGTAGGGAATGTCCTCGAACACTATCGTTAGCAATATAACTCGTTCGTGTACGATCCCATTGTGTTCGTAATTCTTCAACAATGCGAACGGTAGGCTGAGGTGTCGTGAGTTCAGAAAGATGGCTGTTCCCGGATTTCTAAATGGCGATTGCGATGTGACGACATCGAGAAATGAGCCGAGTGACATGGAGTCCGCCTGAAGCCGGTGCAGCAGCACGTCGCGCCCGCGTCTCCAGGTGGTCATCACCAAGAAAATGGCGACGCCGAACGCCAGCGGAAACCATCCGCCGGCCGGGATCTTGGGGATATTGGCGCCGAAGAAGGAGAGATCGATCGCCAGAAAAGTTCCCATCAGGAGCGCCGCCCAGAACGGCTTCCATTTCCACGTATCCACGGCGACGAAGAAAGCGAGTGTGGTATTGGTGGCCATCGCACCGGTGACTGCGATACCGTAGGCGGCGGCGAGGTTGGAGGAGGTTTGAAACACCACCACCAGCGCGATGACGCCGACCAACAACAGACGGTTGATCGCCGGGATGAATATCTGCCCGATTTCCGACTCCGACGTATGTATGGTGCGCTGACGCGGAAGGTAATCAAGCTGCATCGCTTGGCGCGTCATCGAGAACGCCCCCGAAATAACGGCCTGAGAGGCGATCACCGTTGCCACGGTGGACAACGCGATCATCGGATAGAGCCAGCCCTCGGGCACCAGCAGGTAAAACGGGTTCTGGATCGCTTCCCGATTACGCAAAATCAATGCGCCTTGCCCAAGATAATTGATCATCAGAGCAGGCAAGACGAACAGGTACCAAGACCACCGGATGGGCTTCCGACCGAAGTGCCCCATATCCGCGTACAACGCTTCGCCTCCCGTGAGAGCCAGGACCACGGCCCCCAGGATGAAGAATCCGGACCACCCACTATGGGCAAAAAAACGGACCGCGTAGAGTGGATTCAAGGCTCCCAGGACATCCGGAAATTGCAACAGGCTTTTCGATCCGAGGTAGGCCAAGGCTACGAACCAGACGCACATGACCGGCCCAAAGAGGATACCGACCCTTGCCGTTCCGTGGCGCTGAATGGAAAACAGCAGCAACAAAACGCCGATGGAGATGGGTTGAATAAAGTGGTGCAAGGCCGGTGTCGCAATCTCGATGCCTTCCAGGGCGCTCAACACTGAAATCGCGGGTGTAATCAGCCCGTCGCCGTAAAACAGCGCCGTGCCAAACAGGCCGACCGACATGATCCAGGTCCGATGCGCACGTCGGTGCCGCCGATGAAGAGCGAGAGCCATCAGAGCCATGATGCCGCCCTCGCCGTGGTTATCGGCCCGCATGATGAAGAGGACGTACTTGATCGAAATCACCATGGTGAGGGCCCAGAAAATGAGGGAAAGCGCTCCCATCACATTTTCCGGGCTGGCTGGGGCCGCATGGGGCCCATTGAAGATCTCCTTCATCGTATAGAGCGGGCTGGTACCCACATCGCCATACACGACTCCGATAGCGCCAACTGCTAGCGCAAGAAGACCTTGGCGGCTTTCGCTATCGCTTTTCATCGCCTTCCGATTTTGAGATGTAGAGGTCAGGAAGATGGGTCGGCGCCGGCTGGCCAGATTCCCGAGAGCAGCATGGATGTTGATCGAGCCAGCCGACCGCCATCACGGCTGAAAGGCGTCTAATCCTAAGGCAGATGCCTGAAAAAATTCTGCAAAAGTTTGAAGCGAAGCTTGATTAAGGGAGTACTGAGCAACGGGCCGAGCCGAAAATCAAGGCATCGGGGCCAGATCGTGGGCAGGACTTCTATCGCATCGACGTTTCGGCGACGCCTAATCATGCCGACTGACTCCTTCGCGTCGAGAGCTGAGATTCGCGGCCTGCGGGAGCGGTCATTCCCAAACGTCATCTATAAGGTGATCGCAAGCGTCAGTAAAGGCCGAGAAGTTCTCGTCGCGCATGCGAATTCCTATGACTGCTAACGGAGTGCTGCTGTCGCTTGAATGACCAGCACCATCTCTCGGCGAAAGACCGGACCTGGCAGATAGCTGCAATTCAAAGCCTGAGATGTGGACGCTGTCCCATAACCACGCGATCAGTGCTCCTCCCCCGCCACCACCTCCCCCGCCAACCGCGCCGCCCGCCGCTTGGCCAGCGAAAACAGCCAACCCACGGTCTGCCAGCCGATGCCGCCGGCCATCCCGGCACCAAACATCACCAAATAGGCTTCCATCGCGAAGTGCAGCGCCAATAACCCGATCAGCACGCCGCAGAAGCCGGAGACCAGGGCCGAGACCCACAGCTCGAAGAAGTGGAACTGCCGCTTCTCCTGCAGCACCTCATTGAGATAGCGCGCGACGCCGCCCCAGAGGCCGAACAGCAGCGCCAGAATCAGCGAGAAGTAGTCGACCGAGCCTTGCGGCGTGGTGTTGGGATCGTGCATGACGGTGCTCCGGATAATGAAAACCCGCTCGCGGCGGGTTCGGGATTGAATGACTTGGCGGCGCCTCAGATCTCGATCACCACCACCGGCAGACTCGGCGCCACGGACTCCACGACGCCATCGCGCACGAATACGGTCTGGCCGACATCGGCACTGCCGCGCGCCTTCAGCAGACCGCCACCCGGCAACTCGACCGTGACCACGCCGGTCTCTACCCCGACCACCGTCCCGGCCTGCAACGGCGCCTCCGGCAACAGCGCCCGGAACTGCTGATACAGGTTACCCATGGGCCTCGACTCCCAGTGTCTGCCAAACTTCCGGCAGTGACGCCTGAACCGTGGTCGAACGCACAAGACCCAGTCGGATCACGCTGCCGTCCTGATACGCGACGAACGCTCCCGGTTCGATGATGCCGGTCTCCATCAACACAGGCAGCCGCAACGTCACTTCGATCTGCCGGCCGGTATCGGCGAGGATCGCGAGGCCGCGCTGTCGCGCCGCTGGGGCTTCGGTGATCAGCGGATCGACCACCATGGGTGCCAGGATCTCTCCCGCCGTCCCCACGCGCGTGACCTGCCCGAGCACGCCCACGGACTGACCCGAAGCGAACACCCGGTTGTAGGCCGGCTTTTCCTCCCAGCGCAGCGACTCGCGGACCACGGCATCAGGAGGCAAGATGACGTCCGGCGTCACCGATTCCCAGTCCCACGGTGCGACGGGAAAGCGGTGCCGGATACCCAGGCTCATGTCGAACCGATGCGGCTGCACGTACCCACCGGCGGCTTCAGCGATCGCCCGCAGCGCTTCCATGCGCGTCCCTTGGTGGCTGAATACGCCGGCCGGCACCAGCCAGTCGGTCAGACCGAACTCGATCGACCAGCCGAGCGGGATGCCGGTGGCGGTGCCGTCATGGGTGAGCACATCGTCCAGCAGCTGCCGCGCCGTGCGCTCCTGGGCATTGGTGAACGTCATCACCGGCGCATACGGCGCGGCCAGCACCGCATTGCGACCCCGACCGGTGATCCGGATGCTCGCTTCACCGAACGTGCGTTCGCGACTGAGCGATTCCGCCAGCACTCGGAACTCGGTCCCGTCGATGTCCGCCAGTAGTTCCACCGGCCCTGAATTGTCCGGCTCAACCAGCGGCAACGCCGTCGCCGGCAGCAGCGCCTCGAACCCCCAGGTCCAGGAACCCGCCTCGAGGATGAGCACCAGGCTGAACGCCGGCACCTCGGCCCCGTCCGGCAGCCGGTGCAAGGTCACGTCATGCAGCACGCAGTACACCCTCCGGATGGGCACGACGCGCGGGCCATCGGGAACATCACCGCGCTCGCAGATGAAAAGGAGATCGCCATGCGGCGTCGCGAGCAGACTGAACCGCAGCGACGTCGAAGGCCGGTAGCAAGGCTCCGGTTCGGGCGGGATGACCGGCCCGATTGCGGACCGCCCGGGCGGCGGCGCCATCGCGTTCTGATAGACGACGATCCATCTGTAGATCAGGCACGCGCCGGTGCGGATGTGTTCGAAGAACCGAACCACCGGATGGTGCAGCGCCTCCGCGTAACGCGCAGCAACTTCCCGCCGCCGATCGCGCAGACCGTCGTGGTGTGGCAAGCGTTGAACCCGTCCCGCCCTGCGTTCCGCGGCCGCGAAGCCGGAGACACCGGCCGTGCGCTGGCGCAGGGCGTCGCCGTAACGCTGTTCCCGAGGCCCTCCGGCCAACGGAAAGGCCGACTCAAAGCCACTGCTCACGGCACGGCGTAATCGCGTCAGCCGCCCGGGCAAGCGTTCCTCGATACCGGCTGGGCACTTTGCGCCGAGGTGCCAGAAGGCCGGAATCGCCGAGCGGTCGCGGGTCGTCGCTTCGAGCCGATCGACGATTCCCAGGGTATGCTCCGCGCCCTTGTGCCAGAGACTCTGAGCCGGTCCCACCGTCGGCCGCGAGGCCCGCGACTCGTAGCGCCCCTCGGCGGCCAGCGTCAGACCCGGCAGGGTGACCACCCCCGCCATCGCGGCATCGGGCAAGGCCAGCGCCGAGAAGGTCAGCCCCGGCAGCGTGACCACCAGCGTGGCATCGAGGGGGAGCGCTGGTCCGGAGGCCTCCCCACCGAACACCAGGTCGGTGACGCCCGGCGCTTCGGCGAAGCGCAGCTCGACCGCGGTCATGCTTCGGCCTCAAGCAATGACGCCCAACACGATCCGCGTAAATCCTCCCGCATACAGCGTGGTCGACGGCAGGCGCAATTCACCGATGCCGTTGAGATCCGATACATCGCAGTCCCACGCCACGGCGCCCTCACCATTGACGATCCGCGCCCAGGTCGCCTGACCGGTGGCGGTGATCATCACTTCGTCGGTCGGCGTCAGCGTCAGCACACCCTCGGCGATCGTCCCAATCGGTTCCCGCAGAACAATTGCCACCAATAGCTCTCCGGCCGGCACTGCTCCGAACACCGGCCGCAGCCCATCGTAGATCTCCGCCCGTGCCGCGTCCGATCCCAACGCCAGGAACGCGATCACACCTTGCAATCGGAACTCGTTCAGGGCCGGCGAGATCGCGATCACGGCATCGGCTCCGCGGTGAGGTTATCGGCGATCACGGCGCGGTAGTCGTGCTGATGGTCGTAGGCGATGACCACGTAGCGAACGGCCGGTTGCAGCTGCTCGAACGCATAAGCGCCGGTCACCGCATCGCTCCAGGTCTCGCGCACCACGACATTGGCCCGCTCATCGAACAACAACACCCGGCGCGAGACTGGCACATCGACGGGAACGGCCTTCTCCTTCACCGTTCCGCTGATCCGGTAGGCGCCCGCGTAGTAGTGGTTCCGGAGGATGGTCTGTTGTCGGAGTCCCCGATGCGTAAACTTCAGCGCCGCGGCATGCTCCGGCACCAGAATACGGTGCAGCCGTTGTGGCGCGAACCCGTGAGCATTCAGGGCTGGCGCTTCGGGCAGAGCGGTCGGGGTCCCGCCGGTTGCACGATGCAGCCGCAGCGTCGTGCCGTTCCCAAACACCGCCGGCTGAAAGGTGGTGTACCAACGTTTCCAGTCGGCCCACACGATGATCCCGTCGACCATCAGCTGCTGGCGCCACAGCCCGTTGGCGCTACGCCGGACGTCCAAACGCAGCGTGCGCCGAGCCCCAACGACGGCCCAGGCGGCATGGACGCAGTCGACCTGTTCCGACTCCCCGCCGCCGGAGTTCCAGCGCGAGTGCGTCCAATAGCCGTCCAGCACGCACAACCGGTGACCTTCGTAGCTGCCGACCTCATCCCACAGCCAGAACCCGAAATAGGGATTCGCGGTGGCGGCCCGGATCTCGACGTCCAGCTCGCACCAGAAATCGCTGGCCTGCGGGGCAGCGGTCAGCTTCCAGAAGTTCTGCGCGGCGGTGAACACCAGGTCCACCGCTTGAGCCGCGGCGTTCCACGTGGCGGTGATCCCGCCGGCCCCGCCATTGGCGCCGAACCCGGTCGGAATGCCCGTGGCAAACGTCTCATCGAACGGATAGGCCATGGCTCAGGGTCGCCAGGGACCGGTCAGATCAAAGGCGAAGCCGCAGGTGTTGACTTCGCTGGAGTAGGCACTCAGCGTGACGATCAGGAACTTCCGGCCCGGATAGCCGAGGACATTGTCGATCAGGCTCAGGTGGTCATACGGCTGATTCTGGTGGAGCCAGTACAGCCCCGGCAACACCCCGCGCAGATGGCCGCCGTTGGTCTCGCGCAGAGTGATCGGATGCAGGATCAGGCTGTAATCCGGGCCGTTCGGAAACGGGATGTTCCCCGAACGCCCGGAGATGTTCTGCCCATTACCGTCGTTCAGCGACAGCATCCCCAGCCGGCAGACATCGCCGAGCTGCGTGTAATTGCGGAGGCAGACCTTGCCGGTGGTTTCGTTGGATTGCGCGGAGTAGGCCTCCTGGTACGGGTAGGTGAAGCTGCTATAGCTGACGGTTTGATAGCGCTCGGCGGCGAGCAGATAGGACGCATAGTTGTCCCCTGGTTTGTAGCTGTCGAAGTCGGTGAAGGCGTACAGCAAGCGGGCGTCACCCGCCCAGCCGGACGCATTCGCCAGGAAAAACCCGCGGTCATCGCCGAGCAGCACCCAGTTCCGGGCCACACTCCCGCCGTCGCCCCCGGTCTCGGCGGCGGCTTGCCGCGCATAGAACCATTTGAACCAGCCCGAATACAGCGAGGTACCGCTGCCACTCGGCACTTCGTTCTTGGTCGGATTGGCCGGGTCGTACGGGGCCCGGGCGCCGACAAAGGTGTCGATGTCCGCCATGCCTTCGGCGATGGTCACGCGCGCGAACTTGGCCCAGGTGGTGGTGTAGCCGGGCGGCAGGCTGTCGTCGACGCGGAGAAAGTGGCGGTTAGACAGCGGGTTCGGGCTGCGGTAGACGCGCTTATTGGTGTGGGTGAAGACGATCTCGAACCCGAGCGGCGCGACTTTCACGGTGATCGTGCTACTGGTGGTGGCGGGCGAGACGGGCTCCCCGCTGACGGTGAAGCTGACCGTGTTGGACGTCACCGCGGTGACCGTGAACTCGCCGTTGTATTCGGGTTGGGTACAGCCGACGACGAGGATCACCTGATCAACCAGGAACCCGTGCCCCGCGCTCAGCGTCGCGGTGGCGATGTTGCCCTCGCGCGTGAGGCTGGTCGCGGTCTGCAGGTTGAAGCCGTTGACCAGGCACGCATCCAGCAAGGCCGTCATGCTGCCCCAGGTGTTGGTCAGCACCGGGGCCCCGGTCATGCCGGAGTGGAGCCACTTCACTTTATTGCTCATGGCCGATCGACGTCTCCTCGGATCAAAAGGGTGAACGAGTCTTCCACCACGGTCTCCGGTCCCTGCTGGATCGTCCGTACCACCCAGATCGGAAACAGCGCGCCGGTGGTGTTGAAGCGCAGTAGGTTGCCCGCCGCCCAGCCGGCACCCCAGCCGAGCGCGGGCAGCGTGAAATACGGTTGGGCCGTGGCCGGATTCAGCGGCGCGGTATCGGTGCCAGTGGAACCCACGGCAATGACCCCGACGTGCTCGCCGATCACGTTGAATGCCGTGGTATTGGTGAACTGGATCGCCCAGCGTTCGGTGATCGCGCCGGCATTGGTCACGACGATCGGCGCCAGCACATCGTTGTAGGTGGCCGTGGCGGCATTGCCGACCGGGGCGTCGGTGAACGTGCCGTTCCAGGTGGCCTGGTCGAACAGCGTCGAGACGTAGGCGCGCAGGTCGCCGGCGACCAGGGCCGACGAGACGAACGAGCCGACCGGATACGCATGGGTCAGAGCCCGGGTGAACGTCAGCCGCCCGGAGATCTGCACGTCGGACAACTGCGCCATGTCCTCGATGCGGTGCTCCAGCGTGACGGGCTGCGCGTAGCCGCTGACATTCATGAACGTGACGGTGCCGGCCTCGAGGTCGGCCGTATAACCGGAAGCGATCACCTTCGAATCGGCACCGATGATTCGCACCCGCGACAGGCGCACCCGGCCGCAGTTGAGCGTCTGACCGTTCGAGACCGTCAGCGGTCCGATCACCCCGGCATGGCCGACCACTGCGAAGTCACCGGGCCGGAAAATCGGCACCCGGCCATCCTGCGGCAGGCGCACCGGATCGAGGCCGATCAGGTCGGCATCCAGCGGCAGATACGAATAAGCGACCGCGTTGTAGCGCAGCGTGTCGGCGAACACCGGGACCGGGCGGAAGATCCGGCCGTCGATCACCGCCTCGGCGTCGTACCAGCTCTGGCCTTCATTGCCGGCCGCGGTGACCCAGCGCCCGAAGCGCACCCGGACGACACCGGTCGCGTAGTCGATGGTGCCGGTGACATCGGTGCCCGCGATCACGCCACCCGTATCGGCGGAGACGTTGATGCTGCCACCGGTCAGGCGCGTCGCGAGCAGTTGCAGGCTGCCGGGCCGGACCGGTGCCGCCGGCACCCGGAATGTCACTTCGTCGACCGGATTGCCGTCGAGACTCGTCAGCAAGGCCTGCAGGCTGACCGCACCGCTAGCCTGCGGCACCCAGCCGCTCAGCGTCACCACGCCGGTCGAATAGTTGATCGCCCCGGCCAAGGTCGCGGCACCGGTGACCGGGTTTAGGTCGTAGTAGAGGCTGCCGAGCCGGTCGAAGTAGCGCTTCCCGCCCAGCGTGAACGTGATACTGCCCGATACGATCGGCTCGGCGAAGCCCGGCGTCAGATCGAGTTGCAGATTGCCGGCGGTGACCGTCTCCGTGGCGGCGTTCGAAGTGCCCTCGCTGCGATAGCGCACCGTGACCAGCGCCGTGTCATCCAGCGGCAGCGAGGCCCCGGCCTCGAGGTACTGCCAGTGCGCGAACACATTGCGGTAGACCGGTTCGGGGCCATTCTCGCCGTCAGTGAAACCGATGGGCGTGACCTGGTAGCGCGCCACCGGCACCTTGACCGTGGTATCCGGCCACAGCCGCAGCACGCCGGTGGCATAGTTGACCGAACCGAACGACAGCCCAGAGGCGTCCTTCAGTGCCCCATGACCATCGTCACGGACACTCTGGTTCGGATCGACGTGGCGGATCAGTTGCAGTTCGGCCGGTGTGGTCGACAGGTAGTCCGCCAGATCGATGGTCAGGTTCCACTCGACCTCGACACTCCCCGGCACCAGTTCCTCGGCGTCGAGTTGCAGCGTGACGACGCCCTCGCCATCGCGCAGCGGCGCGTGGAACGGCTCCTCGACCGGTAGGCCGTAGGTGTAGCTGACGCCGTAGGTCTGACCCCCGGCCGGGAGTGCGCTAGGGATCAGCACCAGCAGGCCGGTGTGGTAGTTGATGGCACCCGTAGCCAGGCCGGTGATGGCGCCTTGGCCGTCGTCAGTCGCGGTGCGGGCCGACCCGTCGTTCCAGTGGAGCGTGACCGAACCCGGCGTCACGCCGGTGTTGGCGAGTTGCATCGCCACGGCCGGCGGCGTGATGGCCGTTCCCGCCCGGTTGAAGGTGTTGGATTGATTGCCCCAGGCGTAGACGATCTCACTGCCGACATCGGGTAAGGCACCCAAGGTCACCGCGACCGTACCGGTGATAAAACTGACAGTCCCCGCACCGAACTCCGGGCGGCTGCCTTTCAGCGCCCCGGCGCCGTTGTCGCGCAGGTCATACCACTGCCCTTGGGCGCGATAGCTGACCTGGACCGTGCCGGGTGCCGGGGTCGGCAGGATCGTCAAGACGTAATTGTAGGCCCGGTTCTCGAGCTTGACCCGGATGCCGGCGGTATCGGCCACCCGCAGCGGCGCCGCCGCGGGCCGGAAGCTGATCGTTTTCGTGCCGGCATAGGTCGGTGCGCTGGTGGCCAGCGTCACCTCGCCGCGGGGGTAGTTCACGGTCCCGACCACGGTGGCGCCGTCGAGCAGATCGCCACCCTGATCGACCAGCGTGGTGCCGCTGACGGTGATCGCGAGTGAGCCCGGCAGGAGCGCATTGCCGACGAACAGCACCGTGGCCGGATTGAAGGTGGCTGACGTGGCGTAAGACACTGCGTTCGTACCCGCAGGGATCAGTGTCTGCGCCGTACCGCCGGCAGTGAGGTCGACCAGCGGCGTCTCGGTCTGGGCCGAGGGGACCAGCGCACTGAACACGCTGGCGACATCCACGGCGATGTCACCGAGGTTGGAGGGCGTCGTGGTCTTCACTACCCCACAGTAGCGCGCGGCATCGGTGACGACGGTATCCCGCAGCTGGGTCTTGCCGGTCTCGGCCGCGAACAAGCGGCTCGGCGGGGAACCCGGAAAGTCGTAGCGCAAGGCATCCGACAGCTCGCAGGTCACCACCGCCGCGGTGTAGTCGATGACGCCGTTACCGACCAGCGCGCTGAAGGTTCGCACCGCGGCGGTGACGCGGGTCACCCGGACGTACTGATCCTGCTCATTCGCGAGCCCGGCATTGGCCACCAGGTACAGCGTCTTGCCGATCGCCGGCAGTTCCGCGCCTTCGCGCTGGAACAGCTGCAGCGAGCGTTGGCCCGCGATGTGGTTCTCCAGCAGGTAGCCGTCCCACAGCGAACCGCGATGCAGGTAGGCCTCGATGCGATCGCGGGCCTCGGTCCGCCGATCGAACACCGCCTCAGTGGAAAAGATCGTGATGGCCACGCGCGGATCATCCGGCGGGTCGGCGACGATGACGTTGGCGCCGAGGTAGGTATCCGTCGTGTCGGTCTGGATGCTGGCGAATACCTTGCGCAGGTTCACTCGCCCGCCGGCCCGATCGAGTTCCGAGATGTCCTCGAACAGCGCATTGCTGGCGCCGTCCTCGATCACGACGGAGGTGGGCGCACCGCCGCCCTCGTCGACGTCGGACAGCACTTGGGAGGCGACGAGCTTCACGTCGCCGGTCAGAATGGCCATCAGCGTTCCAGCAAGGGAAAGAGGGTCAGAGCGTCAGGAACCGCAGCGTGAGGCGGTAGCAATCGGCGTCGGAGCGCGCTGGAAACCCGAGCACCGGCTCGGCCTCGATGGCGGTGTCGGCATGGCGGAAGGCCACCGTGAATATCCGGTCGTCAGCGAACGTCAATTGGAAGCGGCCGGCTGTTTCGCCCAAGGGCGAGACCGCCCAGTCGTACAGGGTGTCCACCACGCTGCGCGTGACCCACGCCATGTCGTAAGGACCGACCAAGGTGATCGGGCGTCCGGCCTGTCGCACCGCCGACTGCACCAGCAATGCCCCGGTCAAGAGGTACGCCGTGGATGCGACGACCGGTGTCCAGGCGTGTTCGTCCGCCCACAGCAGATCGTCCGGCAGCGTGAGCACACTGCCGGTGGCGAGGTTCTTCAGTAGCATCGAGGTCAGGTGGCCCGGGCCTGGGCGGCTTTCAGCAGGTCGAGCAGACGGGCTTCGTCGCGGGCGTCGACGCTGGCGGTCACGGTGCGATTACCGGCCGCGAGTTCGACGCGGATGGTGCGGGCCGGCGTGGCCGCCGGCAGGTCGCTGAGGGCTGAACGCGAAAGCCCTGCGGGACCCACCGACGGTTGCACCCAACCGCCGTCGGCGAAGCCCTGCACGTTCGTCGCCAGGGCGCGGGCGGGGACGCTCAGATTGTTCAGGGCCTCGAGGAACCCGACCCCAAGACGGGACACGGCCGACTTATTGACGACGAACTCACCGGGCGTCAGCAGTGCCGGAACCGTGTCCGAGCGCGCTACCCCGCCGCGGGCATAGAACTCGGCCTGGTGCTCGTCGAGATAGTCGATCACCCCGCGCTCGAGATCATCGCCCCAACTCAAGGCCGCGCGCATCGCGGCCCGCCAGGTCTCCTTGATGCGTTCGAGCACCTCTTGCTCGTAGGAGGTTAGCTGCGGGCGGTCGATGAAGGCGGCGATCAACCCCCGGTCGATGTCAGCTTGACGGTTATAGTTGGCCAGCGTGTCGGTGCGGAAGTTCAGGCCGGCGGAAGGCCCATAGGCCCACTGGAAGCGGCCGGTGAAACCCTCGATGCCCTGGAGCCCGAGTTCGATCATCTGCAGTGCTTCGGCCGCTTCGCGGTTCTGCTTCGGTAGAGACGATCGTTTGGGCGTGTCGCTGTCCGTGGGCGACTTCGCTTTGACCTTGCCACCGGCCGCGAAGCGGGTTACGCCGTTGGCGAGGCGGTTCAGCGCCGGGCTGCCGTACTTGCGGACCGCAGCTTTCCGCAGCACGAAGGCTCCGGCTTCCAGGGTGCGGGGAACGGTATCCTGGTTGCCGGAGCCCGGCACGCTGCCACCGCGCATCCGGGGGAAGCCGGGTGCTACCGAACCGCCGCGAGCGAAATTACGCACACCCGATCCGACCAGACCGCCGCTGGCATTGGTCTCGACACGGCGCACGTAAACGGTATGCGTGCTCGAAGTGTTGGCCCCGTTCAGGCTCTGAATCTCGGCACGGGCCGCGGCGACATTGGTCGAGACAATGTGCTGGGACTCGGTCTCTAGTTGGCTCAGCGCCTGGATCTGCCGGGCGACATTGCTGAGCGCCGTCTCGGCCTTGGCAGTGACCACGCTCAGTTCGAACTCGGCGTGTTCCTCAGCGTAGGCCTTGAGCCGCGTCAGTGCCGCCTGCGCCTGGGACACATCGGCCTCGACCGGCAGCGTCTCGCCGGCCTTCAGGCGTGCGGCATAGTCTTGTAACTGCCGCTCGGCTTGGGTCAGATCGGCCTGGATCGCCAGCAGGTAGGCCTTCTCGGACAATCTCCGGTCCAGCGCGAAGAGCGCCTGGTCGAACCGCGCCGTGTCGGCGTTAATCGTGACGGTGACACCTTGCCGCAGCCGCGTGGTGACTTGCTCGATCTCGGCCGCGGTCTGATTGAGCGTCTGGCGGATGCTCTCCCGCGCCGTCACGGCAGTCTGTGCCGCGGTCTGGTGCGCCCGGGCTTCGCCTTCGAGTGCCTGCCGGAGCAACTCTTCGGAGGTCCGGATCTGGCCGATCGCCTGGTTGACTTGCTGCTTGCCGACCACCGCGGTCTGATCGGCCTCGCGGGCCTTTTGGGCGCTCTCGGTCCGCAGCGCTTCGGCCTGCCGGTGCAGCTGCACCGCCGTCGCATACTCTTTGCGGCGGTAGGCGTCACGCGCCTGGGCTTCGAGGGACACTGCCTGCGTGGCCGCCTGCTCGGACTGACGCCGCGCCTCCGTGCTGCGCCGGGCTTCGGAAGCTTGGCTGCTCGCGACCTGCGCCGCAAGGTCCAGCGCCTTCTGCGCGAACTGGCGCGACTGCTCGAACTCCCCGGCGGCGAGTTGCGCCCGGGCGGCGGCCTGATAGTCGGCGATTTGGCGCTTGCGATCCTCGGTCGCCTGGACCTCGCTCATGCCCTGCCGGAGGATCTCGCGGATGCGCTCCTCGGTGCTGAGCGAGAGCAACCGCTTTTGCTCCTCGATCCGCTGAATCTCGGACAGATGCCGGTTCGCCTCCGCATTCAGCGCGTCGATGTGCTGCCGGTACTCGGCCGCGGCCACGAGCAAGGTCTGCCGGCGCGTCGCCAGGATCTCATTCTCGGCGCGCTGCACATTGGCTTCGCGTTCGGCTTCGGTCACGCCGTGACGCCGCGCGGCTTCGAGCCGGGCCAGCGACTCCTGATCGAGCAGCGCCAGCGTGTCGGTGGTCGCTTGCTGGCGCAGCCGCGTCTGCTCGGCCAGGGCCTCGGTCAGCAGCCGCGTAGCTTGCGTGAGCTTCGCCGCTTCCGACTGCCGCGCGGTCTCCAGCGCGGCCTGTTCTTGGACATAGCGCGCCTGGACCGCAGCGACCTGCTGTTGCAGCGTGCTCTCGACGACGGTGGTCAGCGCGCGATAGCCTTCCGTCATCTTCGCCGTCGCGTCATTGGCGGTCTGGCTGGCCTGGGCCGCGGCCTGCTCGACGGTGGTGAGCCGCGTCTTGAGCTTGTCGAGCGCGGCGTGTACCGCTTCGGCGCCGCGCCCCACCGCTTCCTGGGTGCCCTGGCGCACTGCCGCGAGGCGCCAAGTGACCTCCTCCGCAGTGGTGGCGGCGGTCGTCATCGCGGTCTGGGCGGCCGCCGTGCCCTTGGTCGCGTCGGCGACCATCTCCGCGAAGATCCGGTTCATCTCGGTCAAGCGTGCCTGATGGCGCCGGGTCGCTTCGTCAATGCGGTTGGCCGTGAACAGCGCAGTGAATACTTCCCAGCGGTACCGCAGTTGCTCGACGCCCTTCAGCAGCAGTTCCACCAGCGCGATGCCGGCCCGCCGGACAACGACGAACTGCTCCGAAAGCCAGGTGCCGATCTCCCAGCCGAGCGCGAACGCGCCCAGGGTGGCGAAGGCCGTCCGCAGCACGCCGAGCGAGGCGACGGCAGCGGACACGGATTGGTTCACCGTGAGCCAAGCCGCCGCACTGGCATGCGCTGCGGTGACCGCTGCCGCACCGGCCGTCTCCCAGGCGGTGATCAGCGCCGGAAGCAGGCGATAGAGCAGGACGGCCAGTCCGACTTCGGCCAGGCGTTTGAGCCACGCCATGACCGTGTCGAGATGCTCCGAGAGCACCATTAGCGCTTGGGCCAGGGTGCGGGTGAAGCCGGTCGCGGTGTCGACCTGATTCAGCCATTGGCCGAAGGCGTTGCTGAGGCGTTGGAACGCCTGGGATACGGTCTGCGGCAGTTGCGCATACTCGGCGGCCAACTTGTCCTTCTGGCTCATCAGGGCCTGGACCACCCCGTCGGCGGTCAGCCGGCCCTCTTCGGCGAGTTTGCGCAGCCGGCCAATCGGGACGTTCAGGCCGTCCGCCAGAGCCTGCGCCAGGCGCGGGCTGTTCTCGACGACCGAATTGAACTCCTCGCCGCGGAGCACTCCGGCAGCCAGCGCCTGACCGAACTGCAGCAAGGCGGCCTGGGCTTCCGCGGTCGAGGCGCCGGAGATCCGCAGCGCCTGCGAGATGCTCTCGGTCAGCGCCAGGGCGTCCTGCTGCTCCAGGCCGAGTCCGCGTACCGCTTTCTGCAGCTTGCCATAGAGCGTCGCGGTCTCCTGCAACGGCACGCCGACGCGCTGGGCGATGGCGAACAGTTCCCGCTGGGCGACCGCGTACTCGCGTTGCCCCGCCGTGGCCAGCTTCAGCCGCGCCGTCAGCTGGTTCCAGGCATCGGCGATCTGCACGATCTCCTGCGCTTTGCCGACTGCCCAGCCGATCGTCAGGAACGCGAGGAGTTGACCCTTGGCGCGTTGGACCTGGTCGCCAAAAGCGGCCATCCCGGCCTTGACCTCGGCCACACCGGCGGTCGCCTTCTCCCCGGCAGTCTTGGCGGAAACCGCAAGTTGACCCAGGCTGCGCTCGGCCGAATTCAGGGCGCGCTTCAGCCCCTCGTCAGAACCCTCCAGGGCGACGAGGAGGCTGATGCGGTTTTGGGACATGAGGGGAAATCGGGAACCAGAAAGTTCCTTTGAGCCGTTCGGGTTAAGTTAGGTTGCTCTTGGAATGCTTGGGATCGGGCGGACCAGCTGGACTGAGAGCATCTCCCCATTAGCAAGACTCCGTGGCCAGTGGGTCGATCCACAGCAGCACGGAAGCCGGCATCCGGCCAGAACCATCCAGTTGGTCCGCATTAGCGTATGGCCGATTGCCTTCCTATTACTGCCATTTAGGTTGACGTCCAAGCTCACCGGCGGCAATGAAGCGCAGCGGAATTGCCGTCCGGTGCAGCGCCTAGTTCGGCGTTGTACGCTGACAAGTCACCTCACTGGCTGCTCCTCCGGGAATTTCCAGGCGCCGTCCAGGATTTCCTTCCGTGGGCGGTACATTCGGACGACATAGTTCCAGCCCGACATGGTGGGAATGCAGTTCGGCGCGTTCTCGTCGCAGCCGCCGAACTGGATGGTCACCGAACCGTCCAAGTTCGGCTTGGCGGTGACGTTATTCACGGTGTAGGCGTTCCGCGCATTCTTCTGGAAGTAGCCGTCCTTGTTGTACACGCTGACCGACCAGAACCCGTCCACCGGCACGTCCTTGACCGTCAACCGGTACACCGTCTTGCCGTCGTTCTGCTTCGGCTCAGCGCCGGCGTAAAGGGCGGCCTTCGGGGGGTTGCCGCCCCAGCCGGCGGCCGTGCCGATCAGGTGCTGGACCGGATCGACTTCGCCCTTCCGCCCGAACATCCGCGCCGAGTCGATTCCGCCGTTGGCGGCCGCCAGGGCCAGTAGCGCCTCGCGGATACTCTTAAGCGACGCCTCGTCCCAGTTGGGCACCTCGAACTTGCCCGCCGCCTTCTGCTCGACTTTGATCGCGTCCTGGAGCGCTTGGACCGCCTTCACGTCCGCCGCGTCGTTGGGGTTCACGAACGTCCGGATCGCTAGGCAGACGTACCGCGTGCCGACCTTCTCTTTCGTGAATGTGTGTGCCCCCGGTGCGTAGAACACGTCGGGGGCGTACTGATCCTCGTCGATGACCTGCACCGCCATGTACCGCTTGCCGGCGTCCGGAAGCGTGACGGTGACCGGCGCCGCGTCGAGGTCGAACACCCCGAACGAGTACAGGGTGTCCCGGTTCAGGCGGATCACCGTCTGGTTGTCGATCGGCGCGAGCTCGCGCTCGTGTTTGAACTTCCCAAACCCGCCTTCCTTCACGAACCGGGCGAAGTACGTGTCGGATTCGGCGCGTTGGAAGTTGTCGACGGTCACTTGCACGGGTTGTGCGTCGCCCGCGGCAACCGCCGACAGCCAGACCCCCGCGATAAGCATGGCCGCCGCAATCGGGGTTGTTTGCATCTGCTTCATATCATCTCTCCCTTCATTCAATCTTTTGAACAGTCAACGGGTCGGCTTTCGATGGTACACCAGCCCCTTGTTTGCTTACACGCGCTGACTGGTTTGGGTCGGAAGCAGTCTTTGCACAGCCAAACGTTTTCCTCTGGCCATGCTGGGCCGTGTCCTTCGCAGCAGCTGAGCTTGCTGCCGCCGGTTTGAGGCTATCGTTCGCCTACCTATGATTCATAAGACACTCGCTTACGGCACCCGCCGAACACTGCTCTCGATCGCTGTCGTCAACCGCGGCACCCGCGCCGCCACCAACCGCACCACGTCCAACCGCTTCCTGAGCACGACCTTCGGCACCAGCACCGCGATCGGGATGTCGGCACCCCGTTTCAGTCGCTGTATGCCCTCGGCCTTGCGGTAGCGACGCTTGAACCCGGACAGCGGCCGATCATGCTCCCGGATGTTCTCGGCCATCAGCACGACGTGGCCCTTGGAGTTGCGGACGAAGTAGGCGTTGCCGCCGCGCATCAGTTTGGCGATCTGGGCCTTGAAGCGCTTCCGACCAACACGACCGTGGAGCGGAATCAGCATGCGGCCGGTGATCGTCCCACCGGACTCATGGATGCCCGACCACGGAATGCGCGAGCCAACATACAGCGCCGGCAGCCGATTCGGGTCTTTCGCCAGGACTCGGGAGCTGAACCCCGTCAGGAAGGACTTTCGCACCACGCTCATCCGGCCAGCCACATGCCGTCGGACTTCCTCGCGGATCTCGGTCGCCTCCGCAGTCATTGCGCGCTGCACGGCGATTCGGACCTTGGCTCGGTATTCCCCGCCCCAGCGTCGCAGTTGCGCCTGCGCCGCGGCACTGTCGATGCGGACGGAGATCTTCACGGTTTACTGGCCTCCACCGCCAACCGATCAAGCGTCCGCTCGAGGTACTTCGGCTCACTGCGGGTACCGATCGCGATCAGCGACAACAGCCGCGCATCCCCTGCGGCCTCGTGTCGGTCGATCGCCGCCAGGAACCCGCGTACCTGCAGCAGGGTGTAGTCCAGTATGTCGGGCAAACGATGCCCGTGGCCGATCAGGCGCTGGACGGCGTCGAGCCAGCCGGCTCCGGGGCCGGCTGCCGCGCGACCAGTCCCTTGGGGAACAGCTCGTCCAGCTGCGGCAACACCGTTCGCGTAAAAAAATCGGCATTCACCTCCAGCACCTTGGCCGCCAGCAGGATCGCCTCGTCGGCCGCCATTTCATCGACCCAGGCCCGCGGCCTACCAGTAGCGATTGCCAAAGCCGTCAGCAGATCGTCTCCCCGAAGGCCCAGCAAGGCCAGCCAGTCGATCTCCGGTGCCGATAGCTTCGATAGGATCGGTCCCACCGCGCGCAGGAACGCCGGCAACTGGCCGACCTTCAGCGGCTGCAGGTTCAGGGTCTCGCCGCCCACCGTCACCTCGGCCACGGGCGGCACCAGCACATCCAGCTCATTCATCTCGATCCCTCCTCACGCTGTTATGGCCTTACAAGTGGACGATCCGGCCATGCTGGCCTAGCACCGCATCCTGCGGCTTGGTCGGATCGGCCAGCAGCGAACCTTCCAATTCGAACTTGTTGTAGTCGTCCGAGATGAACGAGATCTCCTTCAGCGGATCGAAGGCGACCCGATACAACTCGACCAGCACCTTGGCATTGCTGGCCGCGGTGTTGATGCCCTCGAGGCGGAGATACCGTTCCGGCAACGGCTGCGTGAAGATGCCGATCTCCGTGGCCACGCCGAAGGCATAGCTGGCCTTGAACGGCGGCGTGTGACCGGTGAGGTCCAGAAATTGGACGGCACCGAAATCGGTGTCCGCGGTGTAATGCGTGCCCAACGTCAACGTCGCGGGCGTCCCGGCGGAATCCACGACCACCAGCGACGAGACCTTGGGATGCGCCAGAAAGTAGCGATCGCCCACCACCGGCGTCGCGCCGCCGATCGGCTCATCCGTGACCGTGCCCGTCGTACCGGTGACATGGTTGCCATACAGCGCCAGCGCCAGGTTCTCCTTGGTGAACTCCTCGATGGTCAGGGTCACCGTCGCGGACTTTTGCTTGACCATGCGATGGTCGAGCGAGCGCTGGCCGGTCTGGCTCTCGTAGTGCTCCAAGACGTCCGTCTTCAGGGCCAGCTTCAACTCCGCCACGTTGCCGGGCGACCGGACTTCGATGGGGAGGCCGGCTTCGTCGCGCTGGCCGAGGAAGACGCGGCCCTGGAAGGAGGCGTAGGTGCTCATGCTTGGGGCTCCTGTCGTGGGTAAGAGTTCGAGCGGGATTTGGCTTTGGGTTCGGATTCAGGCTCAGCGGGGACGGTCGGATGCGGTTCCGGCTCCGGCTGGGCGACGCCTTGAGCGATCAGCCAGTCAGCAGTGATCGGCTCCGCGTCCAGCACATCGCCGGACGCGTACAGTCGTCCCGCGTGCGTGTGCGGGCAGTTCAGAATCAGTCGGGTCATAGGTCTATCCGGGGGTGGAGAGATCGGAGTGCAGCGTCCGGTAGGTGATCCGGTACCGGGCCGGAATGGCGCAGGCAGTCGCATCGGCATCCTCGAGGTCCCACTCGGTGTCGAGTTCCTTGAGTCCGAGTGCCAGACCGCCGAAGTTCACATCGGCAAACAGCGCGCGGTGCGCTGCGACGAGGAGACGATCCGCCATGGCTGCGCCGTCATTACCGCGGGCGAGCGCGGTCAGGCGCACGGTCAGTTCCCGAGTCACCCGGTCGTTGGCCCGCTCGGTGATCGCGTCGCTTTCCGGGAGTAGCAGCAGGGCCGGGGACTGCTCACGTGGGAGCGCCAGCGTCGGCGAGCGCAGCAGGCTTGCACCTTCGGCCGCAGCGACCGGACTCAGCACTGCCATGAAGGCCTGCAACAGCTGTTCGCGGAGGGACACCGTCGAGGGAGATCCTTTGGAAAAGGCTTTTCCACAAATTCCGGGGACAAGGCTGTGGACAAGCTCTGGAGGGTGGCCCCACGCTGCGGTCAGGGCAGGCTTTCACCCCGCTGACTTATTTCTATCCGCCTACGGTCGGGTCAACGTCGCCCGCCTTTCGGTGCCGTCGCCCACGAGTCGGGTCTCTCGGACCCGATACCGTTCGCCGTTGACGGTGAGCAAGTCACCAGAGACCAACCCGACGAAGACACTCGTCGGATACCGTATGGCGTAGTCGGTCGAGAGTCCCAGACCATCGAGCACCGTCTCGTCCGGCGCCCGGAACTCGACCCAAGCGGTTTCGGGGTCAGCCCCATCCGGAGCCAACCAGGTCGCGAGGCTCAAGAGGCCCGCCCGGGCTGCGGCGTCATACAGCCGTTCGAGCATCACGCCGCCGTGAGCTTCACCAGCACGCCGGGCCGATGGCACATGGGCAGCGGGTTGGACTGGGTGTGGAGATCGGTGCCGCGCTCGAACTTGCGCGGTTCCTGCTTGGCGTAGAGCACCTGGCCCAGCGTGTTGGCCGTCTCGTTGAAGTCCGCCGGGGCGAAGTAGGTGCTGAAGGCATCGACTGTGCCGAGCGGGAACACATGGGCCTCGCCGGCAGCGATAAACCGCCGGGTCACGCCGTTGACGTCGGTGGCCTGGCCGCGGTACTCCTCAAAGGTCAGCCCGCCGTAGGTGAAGCCGGCGCGCATGTCGTTGATCAGCACGGCCCCCTGCTGCCAGTAGGTGAAGGCATCCTTGACCTTGGGATGGTCGGTCAGCGCGTCGTAGAACTCCGGCGAGCAGAGCACGTGGGCGGCGGTCATGAATTCACCCTTGAGGTGGTCCTCCAGATGCCGCAGCACGTCGGCGCACTTCTTCTTGACGTTGGTGTCGGCCTTGTCCAGGGCGAAGTTGATCACCGCCGGGGTGATGTCGAACTCATCGAACAGGTCGTAGATGACCGAACCATCGGCATCCAGGATCACGCCCTTGAGCGCACCCATCCGCAGATGCTCCAGGGTGATCGCATGCTTGTTGCGCATGGTCTCCAGATGCCGGGCCATGACCCCGGCGATCGATTCCATCTCGGTCTCCGAGCCGAAGGCGCGGATGCCCTGGACTTCCTCGGGCAACACCACGTCGTCGTGCGGAATATGCGGGATCACGAACGAACGCACGGTGCGCTTGCCACGGGACCCCACGGTGCCGGGCGAACCGGGCGGCAGCGCCGGCAGCAGGTTCAGCACGCCGGCCTGCTCCTCGACGATGATCTGGCGCGTGCGCACCGGTCGGGCCGGAAACAGGTTCAGCGCCTCCATCCGCCCATAGCGGTTCGGGATGATGTTGATGGCGGCCGACAGCGCCGCCATCGAGAACGCGGGATTATGGAACGGGTTGTTCATGCGAAGCTCCGAAGACGAGGAAGAGCCAATAATCAGGCCGACTGGCGGATCAGGATGCCGCGCGCCTCAAGGGCGGCGATGGCGGCCGCCTGCTGGGGTCCGGTGAGGCCTTCCGGCCATACCACCGCACTCGAGGCGACGATGCCATGGCGAGCCAGCAGGATGCCGTCCGGAAAGGCCGCGGCGGTGGCATCGACCGGATCGAGCAGAATGCCGGCCGGCACTTCGGTGCCATCGGTGGCGTCCGGGTCGAAGCGCTTGAGCTGGGTCGTCGCGGTCACGCGGCCGACCACCGCGCCGAGTTCGAGGACTTCGCCCAAGGCCACAGTGACCTGGTCGCGGGAGTAGCGGAGCGTCTCCTCCTCATACTTGAGGAGATCGCCGAGGTTTAGAGGTTCACGGATGGCGGGCATGGATACAGCTCCAAAAATGACTGACAAGGCGGATGGGTTACTGGCCGATCATGCGGCGCACGGCGCGCATCAACGGGCCGTGTTCCGGCGAGACGGCCTGGGCCGCGGCATCGGGATGCAGGCGGGAGGCAATCTCGGGCGATTCGGCTCGGCTCAGCAACAAAGCTCGGCGCACCTGTTCCGGCGTCGCGCCTTCGGTGAGGAAGCCAAGGATGCGATCGGAGTGACCGGCGAGTTGGCAAAGTTCGGCGATGGCCAGGGCTTCGGCGCGGGCGTCAGGGACCGGGGCACTGGCTGCTGCAGCTGCGGTGATGGCGGCCGGTTCGGCCGGAGCCGAGTTTGGCTCGTCCGGTTCCAACGGCGGTGGCGCATCATCCTGCGTGCCGCGCTCCGGGTCTTCCGGACCGGGCGTGGCATCATGTTCTGCGGTATCGGGCAATTCAGGGGCATTCATCGTCAGCGTCTCCAGGACAAGGGAAGAAGCAATCAGTCGGGTTTCGGCTGGGAGGGTAAGGCGCGGCGGCGCCAGCCAATCCGTCAGCTCCAGCAGCGCGGTGTCGAGACTGCCTTCGGCATCGGCCAGCCCTGACTCAACCGCCTCGGGCCCAAAGAACAGTCCCGCTTCAGTTGTGCGCACCGCGTCCTCGCTCAGTCCTCGCAGTCCGGCCACATGGCTCACGAACAAGCCGTACAACCGATCGACCTCAGCCTGCAACCGGGCGGCCGCGGCATCACTCAAGGGGGCGTGCGGGGAAAAATCGTTCTTCCGCTCACCGGCATAGAGCGCCGTGAAGCGGTAGCCGTCGTGGGCATCGCGCAGCGACTGGTCTACGTGCAGAGCAATCACGCCGATGGAACCGACGCCGCCGGTCCGGCTGACGAGCAGACGCGTGGCCCCGCAGGCAATGGCGTAGGCGGCCGAGAACGCCGAGTCAGCGGCAACGGCCCAGACCGGCTTGATGGCACTTGCGGCGCGGACCCGCTCGCCGAGCTCGAACGCCCCGCCGGCCTCACCGCCGGGAGAATCGACGTCCAGCACAATGCCCTGGACGACCGGATCGGCCAGGGCCTGGTCCAGTTGGTGTCCGATGTCGGCGTAGCTGGTCAGACCCGACGCCGGGTCGATCGCGAGACTCCGGCGCACCAGGGAACCGTGCACGGGAATCACGGCGATGCCCGGCGCGCCGTCGGTCTGCACTCGCGCTTCCGGCATTGGGATCGGCGCCTGTGCCACCGGCCAGCCCACTCGCTCGCCGAGCACTGACAGGATCGCGTCCAGCTTGGCGCGTTGGATCAGCAGCGGCGTGTTGTAGAGCCGCGTGACCAGGTGGGGTAGCATCATGGTGTCGAGTCCTGCGGTGTCTCGGGCTGAGCGGCGCCGGTCTTGGCGACCTTGCGCGGATCACTGTCGAACACCAACCCCAGCGCATCCGCCCGCGCGTTGTCGGCCGCGATCTCCCGATCGACATCCTCGGCGTCGTAGCCGAAGGACGAGATCGCCTCCGACCGGCTCATCAGCCCGGAGCGGATGGCCAGTTGCAGTGCCTTGAACTCCTTCTCGGGGTCGACCCACTGCCAGCCTTGCGGGATCCATTTGCAGGCGAGATACGCTCGCCGTCGGGCTGGTCCCCCGCGCGCGAAGCCCGGCATCAGCAGTGCGCCTTCGAGCACCGCCTGCGCCATCCAGGCCTGCCAGATCGGGCGGCAGAGTTGGTGGACGAGGACGCCGTGCTGGAGCGCCTCCACCCGGCGGCGGAACTCCAGCAGCCCGGCGCGGATCGACGAGTAGTTGACCTGCGTCAGATCGCCGGTGAGTTGCTCGTAGGTCACGCCCATGGCCGCGGCGACCGCCCGGAACTGCATGCGCAGGAAGTCCGAATAGGAACCACCGACATCGGCCGGCTGCGAGAAGCGGACGTCCTCGCCTGGCTCCAGGATCTGCAGGGTGCCGGGTTCGAGACCCGCCAAGGCGACGCCGTTGGGATCGGCGGCGCCTTCGCCCATCAGATTGTCTTCGGGGCCCAACCGCGTGATGAACCCGGCGAACATGGCCGCGGTTTTCTTACGGACCAGTTCCGCGTCGTCGTACTGATCCAGTTCTTGCAGCTTGACCAGCGCGCGTGCCAGCCAGGGCTCGCCGCGGATCTGCCCGGGTCGCAGGGGTCGGAACAGATGCAGGATCTCGTCCGCCTTGACCCGCACCGTCTGCAGCCCACCACTGCCGGACATCGGCGCAAAGACCCCATCCTCGGGATGGGATCGGTATAAGTGATAGGCCACCCGCCGGCCCAGTCCATCGAACTCGATCCCGGCCCGGATCACGTTCCCGTTCTCGGCCTGGGTGTTCAGCGTGACCGGCAGGTGTTCGGGTTCCAGCACCTGCAGTTGCAGCGCGACGGGCAGTCCGTCTTCGGGCCGGCGGTAGCGCAGCCGCACCAGTGCTTCTCCGCCTTCGAGCATCGCCCGGCAGGCCAGCGCCTGGAGCCCATAGAAATCCGTCAGCCCCGCGGCATCGGCCGTGTCAGTCCAGTCACTCCAGAGCGCCTGGACGGTCTCGCGGAGAACTGCGTCGGCCACCAGCGACTGCGGCTTGATGCCGGTGCCGATGGCATTGGCGACATACGATTCCAGCGCGGCATGCGCCCAGGTGTTGCGCCGGACCAGGTCGCGGCTCTTGGCCCGCAGTTCGGTCTCGGTCGTCAGTAAGGCGGCGACCGCGCCGGGATTCGCCACCTGCCACGCCAGTGTCCGCCGACCGAAGCCGGTCCCGTCATAGATCGGCGCCCCGCCGAGGAGCACCCGGCGTAAGGAACGGAACCAGCCCATCAGAATCCTTTGGATGTCGTGACGCGGATCTGTCGGACCACGGACGTCGCGTTCTGCTTTGCCAGCACCGCCTCGACTTCGCGGATCGCCACCTTGAGTTCCTCAATCGAGCGGTACTCCACGGTCTTGTCAGCAAAGGTCACCCGGCGTTCACCCGTGGCCAGGGCTTTCCGTAGGGCGTCGAGTTGGTCGTTCGTGTAGGCCATCGGACTCCCGTCAGGACAGCCAGCGACTCTTGATGACCCGGCGGCGGGATTTCACGGCGCCAGAAACAGCGAGGCCAGCGCGGTGGCTGGCCTCATCCGGATCAATCGGTGTCAGGGGCAACGGTGGCGGAACCGTGGCCTGCTCCAATCCCAACTGCCGTTCGAGCTCCCGCCAGTGGCGCTCCTCGAAGCGATCCAGACCCGCGGCGGCAGCGGCTGCTCGCGCGTAGTTGGCACAGTCCAAACCTTCGTTCCTCTCCCGGACCTTCTGCCACTCCCGCACCGGAAAGCCCTGGCGGTTGCGGCGGGTGATCAACTGCTCGGCGCACAGCTGCTGGATGAACTCGGCATCGACTTTCGGCAGATGCACGTAGCCGGGCGGGTAGATCAGGGTCGTGCCATCCGCCGCCACCTCCGCGGTCTTGCGCAGGTGGTTGTAGAACTCGAGCTTGGCCAGTCCTACGGCGACCGAGAACACTTTCACGCCGCGCCGCAGCTTCCGGCCGTTGACGGTGACATCCACTGCGGTCGGCGTGCCAATCAATGCGGCCCCGCGCGCCACGCCCTTCACGGCCATCACGCGGCTGTCCTTCATTTTCCGCACGAAGGCATAGGCTTCCTGGGTGGCGAAGCCGGTGTCGAGCGCGAGACGCGCCAACGGCAACAGCGCCCCCGAGGCATGCGTCCAGGTCTCGTGCAGCAGCCCGGCGAGTTGCTGCCAGACGGCCTCGCGCGCGGTGTCGCCCATGAACACCCGGTGCTCGATCAACCACGACTCCTTGCCCCGACCGAAGGCCCATACCGATGCTTCGATGCGGTCCTTCTGCACGTCGGCACCGGCGACCAAGAGCAGACCGCCAAGCGGGATCGTGCCAAGCGGATAGTCTTCCCGCCGCTCGACCAACCGTTGCCAGTCCGGCGCTTCGCCTTCCTCGATCCAGGTCTCGCCGAGTTCGGTGTTCTTGAAGGTCTTGATCGCCGCCGCCGAGCCCGATTCGAGACTGACCGCCGCGTCCCAGGCCGCGGCAATCTCGCGCCAGCTGCGCCAGCCGACCGGGCTGTACAGCGACGACAGATGGAACCCGGCGGTCTTGCTGCCGTTCTCCGGCGCCAGGGCGTGCCACTCACCCGCTTCCAGCATCGCGGTCTTGTGGTGCTCCGGGATCGGCGTGTCGCAGGCTTCGCACACATAAGCGGCCGTTTCCGGTCGCCCCTTCTGCCAGCGCAGGTGCTCAAAACGCAGAGACTGTCTTTTTGAACAGTACGGACACGGCAGGAAAAACCGCCGCTGGTCCGAGGCCTCGTATTCCCGCTCGATCGCCGAGGCGCCGGCAATCGTCGGCGTCGAGACGATGAAGATCTTGCGCCGCGCGAAGGTGCGCGTGCGGGCTTCCGCCAGCGAGATGGCATCACCTTCGCCCTCGACGTCCAGCGGATAGCCATCGACCTCGTCCAGGAACAGGTAGCGCACCGGCATCGAGCGGAGACCCACGGCCGAGTTGGCGCCGGTCATCACCAGCACCCCGCCACGAAACTCCTTCGCCAGGATGGTGTTGCCGGAGTCGCGGCTGCGCGCCGGGGAGATCAACTCCTGGAGCACCGGCGACTCTTCGATCAACGGATCGATCCGCTGCTTGGAGTTGCGCTTGGCCATCTCCACGGTGGGCCACACCGCCATCATCGGCCCGGGCGCATGGTGGATGACGTACCCCATCCAACAGTTGGCACTTTCCGTCGCCCCGACCTGTGCGCCTTTCATGAACACCACCCGTTCCACCGGTGAGGTCGGCGACAGGCAGTCCATGATCTCCCGGAGATAAGGGGTGCGCTTCGTGCGCCAGCGTCCCGGCTCGGCCGAGGCCTTGCTGGACAGCATGCGGTGCCGGTCCGACCACTCCGACACGGTCAACAGTGGATCCGGCGTCAGACCTTCGCACCACGCGCGTTCGATCTCCAGCGCGCCGTCGTAGTCGAGTTCCATCGCTCAATCGACCCGCGGTCGTAGCTCACCGAGTTCCAACAGATGCTCGCGCACCGCGTTATCCAGCGCCACATGCAGCGTGTGGGCATCGACGCCCAGCTTCGCCGCCAACGGTGCGGAGATCCGCGCCGGCCAGTTCAACCAGGCATCGCGTTCCGACCGGGCCAACTTGAATACCTGCGCGATGGCTTGCGACCGGTCGACCAGGTCCCCCTTGAGCCGCGCCAGCCGGACCTTGTTGGTCTGGGCCTTCAGGACCTCGTTGGCGGTGCGGGCCTGGAGAAAGGTGGTGCCGCCGGAGCCAAGGGTGGGACCCAATGCGGACGAGCCCGCGGACTCGCCGAGCGTTTCCCGCACCGCGTGGACGGCTTCCTGGGGCACCGGACGCTGTTGACCACGCTGCTGGCTGGCATCGGTGTGGCGCTGCCACTCGGCGTCGGCCTTGGCCGGATTGACACTGCCATCCGTCTCGCGGCTGATCCGCCCGGTCTTGATCGCCTTGCGCACGGCCGCTTCCGACACGCCACGGTGCCGGGCATAGGCGCGGATGGAAATTCCCACACCGTCGTTCCGAAAAGAAGCCGCTCCAGCCAAGGAATAGCTTGGCTTCTGGGTGCTACAGCGCGTTCATCACCCCACGCTCAACAACCCCGCCGGAGGCCAAGACCATGACCACGAAGGACACCCTGCTGCAGCGTATCGCCGCGCAGTACCTCGACCTCGAGACCCTGGAAACCCGGAACGCCGATGACCTCGACTGCCATGACCTGGCGGTCTGGAGCATCCGGGAGGCACTGGAGGCCGCGTATCAAGCCGGCGTTGAGTCCGGCGCCCAGGGCCAACATCACACCAACCCGCAACCCGTCTGAAGGAGACTTACCATGAACACGAACCTCACCCTGACCAAGACCCAGAGCACCCTGCTGGAACAAGCGCTGCAGCACCCCGCCGGCCACTTGCGCCTGCCGGAAACCCTCCGGGGCGGCGCCCGCCAGAAGGTCCTGGGCGCCCTGGTGGCGCAGGGCTTGATCAGCGGCAGTGGCAACGACTGGCACCTGACCGCGACCGGTTATGCTGCCTTGGGGCAGACGGCGCCGAATCCCGAGGCCACTGACTCGGAGGCAGCGCCGACGGAAGCCGCCGCACCGGAACCCGATGACGCGGCGCCGCGCGTCCGCAAAACCCGCGACCACACCAAGCAGGCGACGGTGATCCAGTTGCTGCAGCGCCCGGAAGGCGCGACCCTGGAACAGTTGGTCGAGGCTACCGGATGGATGAAACACACCGTCCGCGGCTGCCTGGCTGGTGCCCTGAAGAAAAAGCTTGGGCTGACCATCACCTCTGACAAGGTCGCTGGCGGGGAACGGGTCTACTACGTCCGCTGAGTCGTAACCACCGGGGCGCCGGCCAACCCTGCGCCCCGCTGCCGAGAGCACGCACCATGAACACCGAGAAGATCGATCGCCTGGGCCACGAACTGGGCCAGGCCGCCCTCCGCACCCTGGTGCGGCTGTGTCCCGAAGTCCGTACCGCTCCGGACGAGCGCCTTGAAGCTGCCTGTGCCGCGATGCGGGCGGCCACTCCAGAGGCCGTCGAGGAACTGCTCGCCGACACGCAGGCCGCGCCCTGGCTGGCCGAGGTTGCGTTCACCAGCGCCGTGTTGACGCTGGTCCACGCCGGGATCGCAGTGCTGCGGCCCAGCGCCGATCATCCGGCTATGGACGGGCGCGCTCCGACGCACGAAAGCTTGGCTTCGCAATGGAACAGCGCGATGGTATCGCCACGTTGAGTAACCCCACGGAGCCGCCGCCATGACCGCCACGACCACGATCCCCGCCAGCACCAACGAATGCTGGGGTTTTTGGGGCACGATGAGTACCGACGCCGCAGCCGCCTGGCCCCTCGCGATGACCGCCATTGCCGCAGCCACCGGCGAGCCGCTGGAGTCGGTGCGCCTCTTCCTCGACAGCCGCCACGGCCGTCACTTCGCGGACGATGTGCGCAACCAGCTGTTCCGCGGCCGACCGCTCCAAGCGGCGATCGACGCGGCCACCCGGCAATGGATGCGTTGGACGATCGGACGCCCGATCAACCGGGATTACGGCATCCCGATCGGACTGCCTTACCTCACTGGCTTCGTCGTGCACTGCGCGACCGCGGACGAGGCCTCGGCCACCTGAACCAGTCACCCGCTACCTTCCCCGGCGCACGCGCCAGCCCTCGAAGGCGCGGCGCAGGAGGTAGCTCCGCGCCAGCGATACGCCGGTGAAGATCAGCCCGATCTGGACGTTCTGCCTCAGGGTCACCGTCATCCCGAACCAGGGGAACACCACGACCTGCGTGGCGAGCGCCACGCCATAGCCGACCACCACGTTGGCGATCGATTCCACCAGCGACATCCGGCGGGACTGCTTCATGTGAGGGCGCCCACCAGCAGCAGCAGGCCCAACACGACCATCATGACGCCGACCGGGTCCTCCCGCTGCAGCAGATCCCACCCGAACAGGGCGGACGTCACCCCGAGCAAGCATTCAGCGGCGGTGGCGACCGCCTCATGGGCGGCCAGCTCGGCCGCGGTCAAGGTCAGGTGCATGGGGCCTCCTCGGCCACCGCAAGGTGATCGAACGGGACACCATCCCGTTCCCGCACCACCCTCTGGCCACTCCAGTCCTGCCAGCGGCGAATCACGACATCGACATACTTCGGATCGAGTTCCATCACCCGCGCCCGCCGGCCCGTTTTCTCCGCGGCAATCAGCGTCGTCCCGGAACCCCCGAAGGCATCCAGTACCACGTCCCCTGGACGGCTCGAATTGCGCAACGCCCGTTCCACCAGTTCCACCGGCTTCATCGTCGGGTGCAGGTCGTTGCGCGCCGGCTTCTTGATCTGCCACACGTCACCCTGATCGCGATCGCCGCACCAGTGGCGCTCGGCGCCTTCGGGCCAGCCGTACAGGATCGGCTCGTACTGCCGCTGGTAATCAGCCCGGCCCAGCGTGAAGGTGTGCTTGGCCCAGATGATGAACGTGGACCAGTGACCGCCCGCAGCGCGGAACGCGGACTGGAGGGTGTCGAGCTCGCTCGACGACATGGCGATGTAGACGGCGCCGCGGCAGTGGCTGAGCAGCGGCGTCAGCGCCGCCTCCAGGAACGGACCGAAGGCCTCGCCCAGGTTGTCGTTCAGGATCGGGCGGTGGGTACCCCGCAGCTTGTCCTTCGCAGAGTTGGCGTAGTTGACCCCATATGGCGGATCGATGAACGCCATGTTCGCGACCTCGCTGCCGAGTAGCCGTGCGTAGTTTTCGGCCATGGTGGCATCGCCACACAGCAGACGATGGTGCCCCAAAAGCCACAGGTCTCCGGGCTGCGATACCGGCACTTCCGGCACCGGCGGTGCAGCATCGTCGTCGGTCTGTCCTTCGGTGGTGGTCTCTTCCGGCGCCAGGAGTTCCAGTAGTTCATCGGCGTCGAAGCCGGTGATGGCCAGGTCAAAGTCGGCCAGCTGCAAGTCGGCGAGTTCCAGCCGGAGCAGTTCCTCATCCCAGCCTGCCTTGAGGGCGAGTTGGTTGTCGGTGATCACCAACGCCCGGCGTTGGGTGGGCGTCAGGTGGTCGAGCACGACGACCGGTACCGTGGGCAGCCCCAGCTGCCGTGCCGCGGCCAGCCGGCCGTGACCGGCCACGAGCACACCATCGGACCCGACGAGGCACGGCGATACGAAACCGAACTCGGCGATCGAGGCGGCAATCTGCGCCACCTGTTCCGGCGAGTGCGTGCGGGCGTTCCGGGCGTAAGGTATCAACCGCTCGATCGGCCACGGCTCGATCTTCTCGGCCAGCCAGGAGACGTTCATCAGACAGCTTGAGTACGCGGCAGGGATTGAGGCCGGCAACCCCGTCAGACGGGGCTGCCTTGCCGTTACTGCGTAGCGGCGCAGGCTTGGGCCGTGCGGCCCGTCACTTCTAAAACGCGATGAGGCGAGCGCCCGCGATCACCAGCACCACGCCCAGCAACCGGCAGATGGCCGCTTCAGAGAGATACCGGCACCCCAGCTCGGCACCGATGGCGCCACCGAACACCGCCGACAGCGCCAACAGGGACCAGTCAGCGGGTAACACGCTGCCCGTCGTCCAGTAGCCCACGAGAGCGACGAGCGAATTCAGCAGAATGAAACTGCTGGCGAACCCGGAGGCTTCCCGAACGTGACACCAGCGGCAATAAAGCAGCAGCGGTGACAACAACACCCCGCCCCCCATTCCCGTCAGTCCGGACAACAACCCAATGGTCCCGCCGGCCGACATCGCTAGCAGCGGATGCGGTGCCCGCGGTGCGGTGATGCCGTGCGGGCCGCGCCGACCGATCATCGGCAGGCCCGCAAGCAGCAAGAGGGCGCCCAGGATCAGGTTGAACGACCTGAACGGCAACGTCAGGTAGCCTCCCGCAAACGCGGCGGGAACCGAGGCCACGACAAACGGCCACAGGCGCCGCCACGAGACCTGTCCGGCCACCCAGAAGCGCACCGCGACCAGGGTCGACACGAAAATGTTGAGCACCAGCGCGGTGGGCTTGATCGTCTCCGGCAAGAAGCCAAAAAGCGCCATGACGGCGATGTACCCGGAGGCACCGCCTTGTCCTACGCTCCCGTACAACAACGAGATGACGGCGAGACTGAGGCAGATGAGCGCGGTCTCAGGCATCGGTGAAGGGATCTGTCGGCACCAACTCAGGGCGGGGATGAACGAAACGCAACCGCGGCGCGTGGCCGGCATCGCCGACCGCATGTCGGTTGCTAGGTTATCACACGCTCGCCCGTGGCAATGGCAGGACGACGACAGCGCCACAGAGGTGTTTAACCTGGGGGCAACCTTGCCTCAGTCACCTGCTCGAACGTCTGCCCCGTGGCCACCAGTGTCACCGGCACCTCAGGGACGTTCTGCTGGAACCGTTTGATCGCCACGTCGACGTACTCCGGCGCGATCTCGACGGCGCGCCCGATGCGTCCGGTGCGCTCGGCTGCCAGCAACGTGCTCCCCGACCCGCCGAACGGTTCGTACACGAGGTCGCCCGGATCGGAATACGCCTGCAGCACGAACGCCGGCAGCCCCACTGGAAATACCGCCGGGTGATCGATGTCGCGGCCGATGGTGCCCTTGTGGCGCATGATGCGGATCACCGAGTCCGGGATCCGATGGTCCTGCGTCGGCTGACCGGCGTGGGTCCAGGCGTTGATGCTGCCGTCGGCCTGGCGCATCGCGCTGGACGAGCCATCGGCGCGCAGGTGCATCTCCTGGCCGGCATGCTTGCAGGGGACCAGCTTGTGCGGCTTCCGGCTCTGGCGGTTGAAGTGGAAAATGAACTCGAAGCTCGGCGCGAAGCGACCGGCCCAGTCGCCCGGCATCCCCGGCCCCTGGTCCCAGACGTACCAGCCGAAGCGCCGCCAGCCCTGCGTGCGCATCCAGTCGAGCCAGCCGTTCCAGTAGGGCTGGAACTCGTTGTCGCGGTGGATCAACCCGAGGTTGACCAGCACCTGGCCGTCCGCGGTCAGCGGCAGATGATCGAAGACGCCGCGCATCAGCGCGTCCCAATCACCGATGCCGCCCGAGGTGTAGTCGCGCTGGTTGCCATACGGCGGTGAGGTGAAGCACAGCCGGGCGTGGTCGTTCGCCATCAGGGCGGCGACGATGTCGGGGGCTGTGGCATCGCCGCAGATCAGCCGGTGGGCACCGAGGGCCCAGACGTCGCCCGGGCGGGAAACCGGCACCGCTGGAGCATCGGGCACCTCATCGTCCGACTCTTCCGCCGCGGCACCGTCAGCTTCGTCATCGCTGGCGGACAGTTCCTCAGTCGCCAGCCACCGTTCGATCTCGTTCTCGTCGAAACCGGTCAGCGACAGATCGAAGTCCATCGCCGACAGGTCTTCGAGTTCCAGCCGCAGCAGGTCCTCGTCCCACTCCGCCCACGTCGCCGAGCGATTCGCCAACAGACGAAAGGCTTTGATCTGCGCGTCGGTCAGGTTGTCCGCCAAGACCACCGGCACTGTGGTCAAACCCAGTTGCCGCGCAGCCTTCAAGCGCAGATGCCCGTCCACCAGTTTGCCGCTGCTCTTGGCGACCACGGGCAACCGAAAGCCGAACTCGCTGATCACCGCCGCCATCTGCGCCACGACGTGATCGTTCTTGCGCGGATTGCGCGCATAGGCGATCAGTCGCTCGATCGGCCAGTGTTCGAGGATCAGCTCAGCAGACAATTGGGGCCTCGTCCAAAAAGAACGGCCCGCGCCGGTGTGGGTCAACCGGACGCGGGCCGCGAGGGGCGCAGGAGGGTGGCAGAAAGCGTTGGGCGCTGCGCACCGGCCGCGCACCGTTCAGCGCGCAGTAGGGAAAAAGTTTCAGGGAGCCAGAAACACGAAACCCGCGGCGGGCGCGGGTTTCGTGTAGGAAGATCAGCTAGAAATGCGAACCGGAGTGCGTGAATGCGAACCCGGATTTTTCGGGAGACAGTAGCGTTATGCCGCGCTACCGCCCCCCGTAGTACTCATTGGCCCGGAAGGACCCGCAACTACCCGCAGTGGCCCGCATTGCCCTCGGCCCTCACGGACCCTCAGGAGCCCGCATCACCCTGCAGTCACCCGCACGGGTTGGCAGAGGCTGAAATTGGCAGGGGTTGGCAGTAGTTGGCATTGGCCCGCAATGGCTGCGGGGTCAAGGCCGTGGGTCGGGGTCTCCGTGGCCCAGGTCGTTACTCTCCCGAGTGTGGCAGCAAGTCTACCAGAAAATCGGGAATGTGTTGCAAGCACTTTCTCAACGAATTCCGTCACTTACCCGCATTGACCCGCAACTACCCGCAGCACTCCGCAACGGTCTCGAAAATAATCTTTGGGCGGCGCCGTTCGAGCGCTTCGCCGGCCCGATGCCTGTCACTGCCGTTGGCGGAGCCCCGTCATTGCACACAAATGGGGCACGTCGACCAACGGAAGGGCCTAGTTCGGGCGTGGTTCTCGCCAAGCAGCGGCGGCTTTGGACCTGCGGGATCGACCCGAGACCTTGTCATGGGTCTGTCACAGCGATGGCATACGCTGTGCTTGGTTATTCATGTCCCAACTCCACCCGAAGGAATCAATGCAAAAAGCCTCTGTCACTGCCCTCTACACCCCGAACTTCCAAGAACTCCGTCGCCTGTTCCAGGCCTTCAAGTCGCCCTACGGGGCCACCGAGATTCACCATTTCAATCGCCTCTACCGGCGTCTCTATCCAGAACTCACGGTCCACGAGAAGCGCCAAGCCGAACAGTGGGTGGAGCAGCTGGCGGCGCGGGTCGAACCGCCGGAACTCGCCCGCCACATCTACGGCATGGTGTGAGTCGACCAGCCGTGCGGCTCACACCGCGTCCTGACTCCAGTACCGCCCACGTCGTTCACGGCGGCGTGGCCGACATACCAACCGCCGAGGTCAACCTGCCTGACACTCCGGCGACGGGCCACAATTCCCCGGAATTTCGACAACTGCACGACCAGTTCATGAACCTCCCGCAGCCGTGCGGCGGCGACGCGATCGTCCGCTTCAGTCTGCTCTACAGCCGGCTCTATCCCCACCTGAGCCGGCCGGAAAGAGCGCAGGCCGAGCAGCTCGTGGATCAGCTGGTGGGTCACTGAGATACCGGCCGCCGCGTCACGGGACTTGGCGGCCCCGACCGCCCCGCGGCGGCGCGTGCGGGCTGGCAGACCGTTCGTTCAGCCGCCCCACCACCATCCCCAACGCCCGCTGCCAGCGCCGCCACGCTGTTGTGCGGTCACAGCCAAACCGCCGTGCGATATCTTGCCACTCCCACTCCTCGGCCCGCATCCAGACCAGATGCCGCTGCGGCTCGTCCAGCCACAGCACCCAGCGCATGGTCTCCTCCATGCGGTCGATGGCCTCCGGGGTCGGCGGGAAGCGCAGCACGCGATCCGGATCCGTGTAGATTTCCCGGGCTTCCCGTTTGATCGCCGGCCAGGTGTTGAAGTAGCCCTGCACCCCGACCTTCGGCAGGCGATGGGCCGTTTCGGCGGCTTCGCGGAAGCGTTCCGCGACCTTATCCAGCGTCCACTCAGTCATGACCCACCGCCCTGCGGCCATACAGCCGCTCGGCGATCTGGGTCAGCAGTTGCCGTTCGAGTCGGTCCAGACGCGGGTCGTACGGTGAGATCACCAGGATGCCCTGGTCGTGCCAGCCGACACGCTTGATCGCCTCGACGTCGAGGCTGCGGCCTTGCCAGGGGTGCAACGCACAGCGGAACGATGCGCCGTTCATACCAGGCCCTCCTGCGCCAAGGCCCAGTGCAGGATCGCCAGCGCGTCCGCCTCGTTGTCATCCGCCGGTGCATGGCCCCGCCGGCACATCGCGGCGATGACGAGGTCCTTCCCGGCGTTGCCCTTGCCGGTCGCATGTTTCTTGATCGTCGCCACCGGCACGCCCTGATAGGCGACGCCATGGTTCTCGCACCAGGCCGACAGCTGGCCCAGGAACGCCCCGTAGGTGTGCGCCGCGGCGGTGCCCTTGTGCGCCCGGACTTCCTCGAAGTACACCCGCTGGATCGGCCCGACGCTCCGGTGCAGTTCGTCCAGCCACGCGGCAAAGCGCAGCAGCGGCATGCCGCCGCCCTCGAAGCGTCCCGGCTTGAAGCCGTGGCAGCCCGAAGTGATCAGCCCGCTGGCCTGGCGCAGCGCCCAGCCGGTGTGCTGGCCGAGATCGAGCGCGAGCAGGGAGGTGAGGTCAGGATTGGCCGGGCTTTGGCTGGCCGGCAGCAGCGTCGGTGACAACGCGGTCATAAGCATCCTCCAAGGAGCTGGGTAGCGACCTGGAGGAGCACCGCCAGCGCCGGGTCAGGGCGGCTGGGGCTCCCTCATGTCCGAAAAGAAATTCGGGTGCGGCGGCGGCTCAGACGAGCCGGCCGGGTTCTTTCATCATTTCATTCTTCAACGCCGATCGGGGTCGGCCCGAGAGTAGTAGAGAGAGTTATTTCAATATTTATTTATTACTTCACTAGATCTCTTCTCTCTCCCTCTCCCCTGCCTGGGGCCGTCGAGTGGTGGTCGGACTCTTCCCATTCTCTTTCTGTATCTGTGTGTGTCAGGCTGAAAGATGAAATTAAGGAAGAAAGGTCCATGGATAGACTCAAGCGACTGTTTCACAATACCTTTAGCACCTGCGCGGGGCGTCCGCGGCTGTGCACCATGACGACTTCTATCAGCCCGGCCTCGGCGAGTGTTCGCAGCACGCTGTCCCGCTGACGGTGATCCATGAACTGGGTCCGGCGAGTGAAGTCGCTTTTCGACATGCCGGCCCCGCCGGCGCTGCGCAGGATCTGCATGGCGCGCTTGTGCTGCGACTCGACCTGGTTCTCGGCGACGCGGGCGACGGTTTCCCGGATGGTCAGTTCCGCGCAGTGTCGGGAGAGCAAAATGCCCCAAGTTGCATCGGATTCCTGGATCTCGGGATTGACCGCATCGCGGGAGACCGCCCGGATCAGCGCCAGCTTTGTGGCGTTCTCCTCGACGCGCGCCAGGATGGATGACTGGCCGGTCCCGCGGGACTGCCGGAGTTGGTGTACCAGCGACCGATCGAGTTCCCGGAAAGCCGCTCGCGCATCGGGTGCGGTCGGGACAATCCGCGGAATCACCAAAACTTCGTCAATGGCCCCGACGTCGGAGAGATTGCCCTGCAGCTTGCCACCGCCCTGGTGAATGAGCAGCAGTCGGTCGATCAGACCTGGTGGTGGATCGATGTCACCGCAGTCCTCGTTGCTGTCCGGAAAATCCTGCTCACTCTCCAGGATCAGGAACCGAGCCAGTGACCCGTCCGCCACATTCGCCGCCTGCAGCGCCTGCCAGAAGTGCACCGGGGTCGTGGTGCCGTAGATGCAGGCGCAGGGCTGGTGGATCGCCCGGTGGGCATTGTTGTTCTGATTGCTGGCGTACTCGACGCCGAAGTAGCTGGTGCCGGCCGTGGTGTAGAGCTCGGTCATCAGATCGAGGATCTCGCAGACGTAACGTGGCGAGCGTTTGCGGTCCGCGGCCGCCGACAGGAACATCCCGAACTCATCCAACTGGAATAGGATCGCCGGTTGGCGTTGAATGGCGGTCAGAAGGCCGGCCCCCGAGGCGATCTTGTTGCCCCCCAGGTAATGGGTCAGGTTGGCTTGGCGGAACAGTTCGTTGATGACCAGCCGGCTGTGATTCTTGCCAGCACCGCTTTCGGCGATCGCGACCACATAGAGATTCGAACGGATATTGCTCTGCGTCCGGTACTTGCGGCCCATCAGCGCGCCGACCGCGCAGAGGCTCGCGCCCAGCGCCAGCACCGGCTGCGGCCGTTTGGCGGTGCTGACCATCAGCGCCATCAGCTCGGCGATGACGCCGCCGACGTCGTCCCAGCCGGCGGGCAACGGCTGCGGCGGGGGCAAGGCGTCGCGCTGTTCTGCTGGTGCGGTCATCTCTTCGCCCACGTGCAGCGCGTCCAAGAGTCCTTGCGCCGGATGCTCGTCGCTGGTCATGATTTCTCCATTGAGTTGCAGATCGGCCGCCGGTTGCCAGCCGTTGCCGAGCGCCAGTTGGTACAAGGTCCCGGCGCCGATCCGGTCGGGTTTGAACGTGCACCACTTCTCGCCGGTGGTCGAGGCCACGTATTTCCTCGCCGTCGCCGACCAGGCGTCGAAGAGTGGCCAGCCCGCATCGCCGAGCGCGCCCTTGATGGCCAGTCCCACCGTGATCCAGCTGTCGTAGTCGAGATCCGGATTGGGAATGAAGTGCAACGCCGCGGCTACTGCCGGGAAAGTGCCCCGCTGCTCCGGCGCACCGAGCTCGTCCTCATGTCCCTTGTTGCCGATCCCGATACCCATTGCGAGGCGCTTGGGGCGCAGCTCCTCCGGTACGAGTTGATAGGCCGCCTGAGCAAAGTCGCGCGCCTGGGCTTCGGTGATGACCGGCAACTCGTCCAGAGCCAAATCGGCCAGTGAGTCCACCGGCCAGCTATAGGGTTCGCCCGTGTCCGGATGGGTGCCGTAGGCGACGAACTGCTGCCCGCGACCCAATACCTCGATCGGCGGCAACTTGAACCCGGCGAACGGTTCCTCGGCCCGATACACCAGCAGGCGTTTTGGCGCCCGACCGATGCGGACCGCGGGCGTGTTCCCCAAGCGCTCCCGCGCCAAGGCCTCGATGCTCCGAGATACGTCTTCCGACGCCAGGAGATCGATGTCGATCCCGGCCACTTTCCCGGCGGCGATGCCGATACCCGCTTCGGGCCAGTCGGCCCACCGGTCGACCTCGTTCTCGGTCGTCGCCCGATCGCAGTGGCGGCTCCACTCCGGATAGTCGTGCCACTCACCGAGCCGGTACCGTCCGGGCTTCTTGGTGCCCGGCTGCAGCGGCAGAATGGGATAACCCCGGTCCACCAGCGTCGCGCCGAGTTTGGCCATGTAGTTGTGGTTGCTCATGAAGCCTCTCTCAAAACGGTGGATCGTCGGCATAGGCCGTGCGGAGGGAGTCCTGGAAGCGAGTGACGACGACGTCGATCAACGTCGCCCACTCGTCGGGGGTCCAGGTGGCGAGGTCGGTGCGGCCGAGCGATTCGACGTAGGCGCCGCCCGCGGCACTGGCGGCTTCCAGCGCGTTTCGCTCGTGCAGGTTGGGATTGAGCATGCCTTGCAGCCTCGTGGTGATGTCCTGACAGGTGCGGGAGCACAGCTTCACTGCCGGCGCCGGGACGCCGATCAGACGCGGCTCGAAGCCAAAACCCCGCGCATCGCGGCGACAGATGGCGCAGATCATGGGAACCGTACCCCGACGATCTCGGTGAAGCGCCCGCTGGGCCGGACGGCGATCTCAGACGGACAGCGGAGCCGGTCGGTGCAGGAGAGGGCTTCCTCGATTTTGGTCGGCACGGCTTGCCCCGGCGCCCGCCGGGCCCACCAACTGGCGGCCTTCTGGCGGGGATAGCCCTCGTGCTCGAGGCAGACCCACTCGCTGTGGGCCACCAGCCCGCACCAGTAGTCGACCCGCAGCGACGGCGGCTTGCCGGGTTTGTCGTGGCGGGCATAGCTGACGCGGGTGACCGGCACCCACTCGGCGCCTTCGGTGGAGAGAATCGCCAGCTGACTGGCTGCGGCGTCGAGCTCCGGTTTGGTCGGTGGGAACACATAACCGCAATCGGGGCACTGCCGCACCGCGGCGTGCACGATGCTCTGGCACGCGGGACAGGTCTTGACCGGTGCGTCCTCTGGTTCGCCCTGGCCGCGCCGTTTCGGTTGGATCGCATCGATCGGTCCGTGCCGCGCGATGTTGCCGGCGAAGTCGAGGATCAGACAGTTGTCCTTGCCTGGCGCGCGGCGGCAACCGCGCCCGACGATCTGTACATACAGACCCGCCGACTTGGTCGGCCGCAGCATGGCGATCAGATCCACCGCCGGGGCATTGAAGCCGGTCGTCAGCACATTGGCATTGGTCAGGCAGCGGATCCGGCCGGCCTTGAATGCCTCGATCAGCGCCTCCCGTTCCGCGCCCGGCGTGGTGCCGGTAATGGTCTCGCAGACGACACCCCTGGCTCGCACCGCCTCCCGCACGTGATAAGCGTGATCGACCCCGGCACAGAAGATCAGCCAGCTGCGGCGGTCCTGGCCGTAAGCGAAGATCTCATCCAGCGCGCTCTGCGTGATGCTGTCGCGATCGATGGCCGCTTCCAGGTCCTTGGCGATGAACTCGCCGCCGCGGGTGCCGACCTGGGAGACATCCAATTGCGTCGCCGTACGCTTGGAGATCACCGGCGCCAGATAGCCGTCGTCGATCAACTCCCGCACCGACACCTCGTAGGCGATGTCAGTGAAGATGGCATCCTCACCTTCGTGCAAGAGACCGGAGTCCAGACGATACGGCGTGGCGGTGAAGCCGATCACCTTCAGCAGCGGGTTGAGCCGCTTCAGCCCATCGAGGAACCGCCGGTACAGCGTGTTGGAGGAGCGCGGGATCAGGTGCGCCTCGTCGATCAGGATCAAGTCGCATTGCTGCACGTCGTAGACCCGCTTGTGGATCGACTGGATGCCGGCGAACAGGATCGGCGCCCTGAGATTGCGCTGTTTCAGGCCCGCCGAGTAGATGCCCGCGGGCGCGTCCGGCCACAGGCCCAGCAGTTCGGCGTGGTTCTGCTGGATCAGCTCCCTGACGTGGGTCACGATCAAAATGCGCTGGTCCGGGAAGGCCTTCAGCACGCCCTCAACGAAGCTGGCCATGACCAGGGATTTGCCCCCGGCGGTCGGGATCACGACCAAACAATTTCCCGTGTATTGGTGGAAGTAATCGTAGATGCCCTGGATGGCCGCCGACTGGTAATGCCGTAATTGCAAGCTCATTCCGCAGATCCTCCTGGAGCGCTCCGCTCCATCGTGTGCGCAAACTTGTCATCGCCGATATCCCGCCACCGGCTGCCATCGGCGAACTGGTACTCGACCCAGTCCTCGCTCGCATCGACCTGCTCGCCGGGCACCAGGGGCGGGAGATAGATGTGGCGATCACAACCGCGTCGCTGCTCGGCGTCGCTTAGCGGCTTGGCGAAGCGCTCGCAGCGCCAGCCGTGGTCGACGGGCGTTGCGTCCAGGCAGGTCCGGCAGTTGACCGCGGCGGCTTCCCCGCCGTGGCAGACCGGGGCGTGATCGCACCACCGGCACTGGTACCAACTCGGGTCTTCGCTGATCCGGGCTGGCGGTATGGGTGTGAAGATGACTCGGCCAGCCTTGTCCAGCAGCCGTTGCGCGAACACCGGATCGGCGTGGATGCGCTCGGCATACAGGTCATCGGTGTCCTTGTTGACCGCCAGGTAGAGCGCCCGCGTCAGCCCGATCAGGTGCAGGTAGACCTGCATCTGGGCATAGTGCTGCGGCTTGCTGGCCTGGACCTTCTTCGCCACGAGATCGGCAAAGCTCTTGGCGGAGTGGGTCTTGAACTCCAGCACGTGCCAGGTCTTGGGCGCTTCGGGCAAACCCAGCGCCACGCCATCGAGCGAGCCGGCAAAGTGACCCCCATGGGCCTGGACCCGGAACTGCCGGCCGGTCTCGGGATCGACCTCGAGCACCGTGGCCCCGATGCGGCGGAGGTTCTGCACGAAGCGCGTCTCCTCGCGCTGACCCGTTTCGAACAGCCGCAGCAGGCGGCCGGGATGACGCCGCTGGGTGACCCAGCGGAAGTCGTACCAGAGCGCCCGTTCGCAGTCCTTGCCGATCAAGGAAGCTCCCAGGTGGCTGCGAAAGCCGTCCTCGGCATCGGCCTCGTAGGCGGCGAAGATGGCGTCGCGGGTCGGGCTGCTGACCGGAGGCAAATCAGCCATGCGACACCTCCTCGGCGCCGAGTAGCGCCCGCGCGCGGGCCAGCAGCCCGGCCCAGCGCGTGTCATCGAACTCCGCTCGCAGCACCGCGATCAGCGCGTCCTTGAACCGTTCGCGGTGGGCACCCGCGTAGCCCGGTTCCAGCGTGGCGAGGTGGGCGGTAATCCGCGCGATTTCCTGCCGCCTCAAGCGCAGCGCGGTCTTGGCGCGATGAAAGGCGGTCGCGTCCGGTTTCCCTTTGACGGCCTGGCGGCGCATGTCGGCAGCGGCGAGCTGCAGGCGGATCGCGGCGATCTCGTCCTGCAGCGTCACCCACCGTGCCCGGCACGCCGCGGGGGAATCGGGCAGACGCGTGTCGGCCGATTCGGTGTGCGTGTGCATGGCTCGCTCTCCTTAACCTTGGCGCTTCCAGGGCAGCCCGTTCGCGGCGGCCGTGGCCGCAGCCGGGGCGGGAGTCACGGGTGCCGGAGTCGTCCGCGGCGCCGCGGGAGCCGGCGACGTTTTCGGCGAGGAGGCTGGTGTCCCATTCCGCGGCAGATACCGGATCGAGTTGCTCTCGCCGTACTCGCCCTTCGGTGGGCGGACCCGGACATCGGCCAGCAGCGGGATCAGGTGCAACTGCTCCGAGTCATTGACCTGCAGCTTGCCAGCGGCGCGGCAGAGCGCCGACAGCGTGCGCTTGGCAAACTCCACGGCTTCGGGATTGGGATTGACCAGGTTCAGCCGGTCGAACAGCCGGCGGCCGGCGTAGGGACCTTCGAGCACATCCAACTCGAGGTAGAGGTACTGCCCCATCCCGTCCTTGGTCGGGCGCATTTCCGAGGCGATGATCTGCACCAGATACTTGCCGGCGGGCAGCGCCTCGTACGGAGTGTTGGGTTCGACTTGGGAGGCGTCGAAGGTGGTACCAAAGGAAGCCATGATGGGTTCTCCTGTAGTGAATTCAGGTCAGGTTGGGGGTCTGGGCCAGCAGCAGCGGCTGGATGGGATCGGGCATGGCCTGCGCAAAAGAGGTCCAGTCCAGCGGCAAGGTCTCCGGCAGGCCGTAGCGGTTCTTGGCCAGGAAGGCCGGACGTTCGGCGGTGTGCAGCACCCGCTCGCCGGAACCCAGAGCTCGGTTGACCTTCTTGTTGAAGCCGACGTCGGCCTTCACCGTCGAGATGCGGTAGTTGGCGAACAGCACCGCATCGGAGTGCTCCTGCAGCAAGGCCGCGGCGCGGCTGTGGAGCTTGATGACGTAGCGGTCGTAGGGGTCGTGCTCCGGACTGTCGAAGCGTTTGATGTCGGTGTGGGCGATCTGGATCACCGTCATGCCGCGGTCGTCGCGCAGTGCGTTGAGACCATCCAGGTACTGGCGCCAATAGGTGAGTGCCGCCAGGTAGCCCTTGCCGAAGCCGGCGTCCTCGATCGAGGCCCAGCCGTTGTCGCGACAGGCCTTGGCCCAGATCAGCGGTTCCAGCCAGTCGACGCTGTCCACGACCACGGTCTGAAGGTCGTGCGGCTCGGTGTAGAGGGCGACCAGCGCTTCGAGCACCTCTTCGAAAGTCCGCGCCAGCGGGAAGTGTGCGACCGGCAAGGTGCCCAGGCCGTCCTCGGTCTGGAGGAACACCGGCTGGTGCGCCTGGCTGGCGAAGGTGGTCTTGCCGACCCCGGCGACGCCATGGACCAGCAGGCGCGGCGGCTTGGGGGCACTGACACGGGTCAGCTGCGCGAGGGAGATGGCCATCACACCGACCCTCCCTGTTCAGCCGCAACGGGGGTGAGCGTGTAGCTGGCCTTGCCGGTGCTCAGGGTCCGGGCCGGTTCGAACAGCGTCCGTATGGCCGGCGGCCAGGCTTGGTACTTCGTCTCGGCGACCTTGATCTCGAAGGCGACGTAGTCTTCCGGGCGTTCGCCCCAGGACCGCAGCGTGGCCACGGCCTCGTGGAGCTTGGCCTGGTCGTACTCGACCTTCTTGGGCAAGTCGGCGACGATCAGGAAGCCGGCGTCCTCGAAGCGGACCGTGCCGGTCACTTTTCCGGCGCGCCGACGGAGGGTGTCGGCCGCCGCACGGTAGCGCGTGTCCAGGGCGGTCTGCAGGGTGCTCTCGCAGCGGCGCACGCTCAGCTTCAGCTCCGCGAGCTCCCGGCACAGCCGGTCGAGTTCGGGCAGCGGACAGGCCGCGAGATCGGCCGGCGGCCGATGTGTGATCTCGGTCAGGATGTCAGGCAGGTTCATGGTGGTTCTCCTTGCGGGTTGGGGTTGCAGTTGTGGAAATGGGCGCTTTCGGGCTTGGCGCCGGTGGAAACTCCGCAGCGTTCACGGAACGGCTGGAACGGATGGCGAGGTAGTGGAACGTACCGTCGTCGTCCCGCTGGCTGAACGGGTGCACCAGTCCACGCTCGGCGGCCTGCCACACCCGGGTCGCCAGGGCATCGAGGCGCTGCCGGTCGGCGCTGCGGAGCGGGCTCGATTTCGGGTCGCGATCCCGCGTCAGCAGTCCGGCGTGGTACTGGAGGGCATCCCCGGGTTCAGCGCCCGCGAGCCACTTGCGGAACGCGGCGTCGGTCAATGGCTTGTCCGGAATCTGCACCGCGGCCCAACCACCGGCGACGGCGAAGGACTGGAGATCCCGGAAAGCCTGGAACAGGGCGTAGTAGGGCAACACGTCAATCTCCGGCATGGGGTTGAGAAAGGACCCGGTGGCTTCCGGGGACGAGGGCATTCATAGTGGTCGGCGCACGCATCGTGTTCCGGCCTCCTACGCCGCTGCCGCGGTCGGGCGTTCGGCCCGCCGGGCTACGGCCAGCACCAGGCTGTCCGGGGTCGCCCCCAGGGCCAGCGCCAGGTCGCGCAACTCCTTCAGGGCCCGGTGCCGCCGGGTGTCGGCGACGATCTGCCCGGACAGCAGCGCGAGATGGGCGTCGAGGTCGCTGACGGTGGCGCGCGACAACGGTTTGTAGATGACGCCGTCCTCCTGGCCGCCGTCCGCGGCCGGAATGCTGATGGCCTCCGGCAGGGCCTCCGTGCCCGGCGCTTCGAACCCCGGCAACACCAACTGCACCGGGGTGGCCGGGTGACGGCTGGAGGCCTTCAGAAGGTTGCGCGCCATGTCGGTCAGGGCGTCCTCGGCCAGGCGGCTGCCGACGGCCTGAATGTCCTGCGGGAAGGCGGCACAGACCTGACGGGCGATGTCGCGTGGCCGGGCGTAGCCGACTACCTCAAAGGCTTGCGCGATCTCGCCGCGGACGGCGTGGCGCAAATGGGTCATCACGGGATCACGCATGGCGGTCACTCCAGAGTTGGTGCAAGGCGTTGAGGAAGGGCACGGCGCGGCTCAGCCAGGCGGTGAGGTTGGCGTGCTGGTACGCGGGAACAGTGGCCAGCGCGGTTGCGGCGTCGAAATCGAGAGTCCCGAGCGCTTCGAGACCTTCCCGGACCTTGAACCAGCGCTCCTGTCGCAGGGTCTGTTCCGGCGAGAGTGGCGCCCGGTGGTACTGGTGGTCGCTGGCCAGCACGATGAGTCCGGGCTCGCCCTCGGCCGCGATACGCCGGGCTACGGCCGGACTGGGGAGTGATGGCCCCTCGGCCTTGATCACCTGGGCTACGGCCACCTGTTCCATAGGTGAGAGCTGACGTTCCTGGGAGACTTGGTCGAAAACGCGCAGGGCCGTCGGTCCAGCCGCTTCGGCCGCCTCGATGCGCTGCGTTACATCGCGGGCAATGGCGCGGATTTCCTCCGGGGACTTGGCGAGTACCTGCCGCTGCGCGTCGGCCGGGAGGCGGGTGAGTTCGGCGGCGGTGGATACTGCGACGTCGCCGCGCTCAACAGCGGTGATCAGTTCCGCGGTGCCCCGGTCCAAGACTCGCTTCGAGTTTGTTATGCTCCGCTCGGACACATTGAGGAAATTGGCGGCTTCAGCTTGTGAAACGCCATCGGTCCGCAAATTTGCGGACCGATACATCGCCCCCCCTAACGGCAGGTTCGCAATTCTTCCTGCCACCATTGCGCGCTGGCTTTCCGAAAGATGCCGGCGGTGCAGGTTGAGCGAGATGACCAGCGCCAACGGATCGCCTTCGTCGGCCTGGATTTCCCGGATCAGGGGCTCGCGTCCCAACTGCTGGCAGGCTTGAATCCGGTGGCGCCCGTCGATGACCTGCCCGTCCAGAACCAGGATGGGTTCCTTCTGGCCATGCTGGGCGATGTCCTCGACCAGGGCCCGGAAGGCCGCCGGCTCCATGGCGGGAAAGATCTCGGTGACCGGATGAAACGGCGGGATACGTTGTGCGCTCATCGCGCCCCTCCCGTCCGCAGTGGTTCGCCGGGACTGCGCAACAGATGGCGGGCTTCGTAGGCTTCAACGTCAGCCAGGCGATAGAGCACCCGGCCGCGCAGCTTCAAGTACGGGGGGCCTTTGCCCTCCGACCGCCAGCGGTCGAGGGTGGTGATATTCAGCAGCCAGCGGTCGGCTAGCTGATGGGGGCGGATATGAACGGTGTCCAAGGGTCTCTCCTGCGGGTCGTTGGGACAACGTGGTGCACATTGTCCGAGGGAGGGGGTGGGCAAACCGGTGGGCAAGGTGGACAGAAACCGGTGGGCAAATCGGTAATTCGATTTCCCGCTAACGAAGGGGCAAAAAAAATCCCGGCACGCGGGCCGGGACGCAGGCAAGCGAGAAGTTGGCAGACGTTACCCGAGTCCCGGGCGCAGGAATTCCAGACGCAGCCAGTACCGACCCTTTCGGTCGAACTGCACGAAAGTGTCGAGCACGCGCCGGTGCCGCTTGAAAATATCGGCCGGTTTGAAGGTCGGCTTGATGTTCAGTTCCGCAGCGATCGTCTCCTTGTCGACCTCATCGCCATCGGCCTCCAGTAACACCTTCAGGAACCGGGCGACTTGGCGTGGGACCTCGATCGACTCGCCGTCGATCAGCACGCTGCGGTGGCTCTCCAAGAACCGCAGTGAGGTTTCCTGCGAGTCGTCCGGCGGTGGCGGATCGTCCAGGTAGGCCTCGAAGTTCTCCAGCGCGAAGCCGGCCTTGCGTAGATGCGCCACCGCCGGCAACGGCACCCACCGGCACGGACTCGGTGTCGGCAGAAGGCCCGGATCAGTGGTGGTGATGACGACCCCAGCGCCCGGCGCAGCACGGCGGGCCACCGCCGCCAATACCGCTTCGGGCACCGCTTGTAGCCGACAGCCGAAAAAGAAGCTGTATCGGTATCGGCGGTACTCCCGCTCACCGAGGTGCCAGAGCACCCCGTCCAGCAATGGCGTGACCGGATGACGGACGTTGAGCCCCAGGGCACGGCTCAGCCACTCTGCAATCCGCACCGGCTCAGCCTGCCAGGGCCGCACGTCCTCCATCGTCAACGCCAGACGACCGCATTCCGGGCAGTAGCCTTGGTAAGGGGCCGTCCCATCCTCCGCGCGTTCCGGACGGACGAGATGACTGGCGCACCCCCAACAGGTGACGAAGGGCGCCACCTGCTGCGCCAGTCCCACCGCCCCGAGGTCCCGCAGATGCTGGTAAAGCGGCAATTGCCCGGTGAGCCACAGTGCATCCGGGAAAATCAGGGCGTCGGGACGCTCCAACAACCGGCACAACTCGATCAGCGCAGGGGCATTGACTGGCCCCGTACTCACGGCTGTAGCGGCTCAGGCGTGGCCACGACCGTTGGCACCGGTACCGTGGGCGCGACACCCAAGGCCGTCAGCAGGGCCGTGGCCAGATGGGCGTCAGCTTCCGACAGCTCGTTGAGATGGCTGATCCCGTGCGGGCGAACGTTCAGGTGCAACGGCGGCCGCCCTTTCTTGGCACCGGCGGGCGGATAGAAGTACAGGCTGAGCACCGCTTCCACGAGGGTGAAGTTGGCGCCCACCAAGGCCATCGTGTGGTGCGCCCTGAGGCACGTCGATACGTCCGGAGCGTCCTTCTCACCCGGCGGTTTGACCAAATAGTCGCAGCGGGGCGGGAGGAGCGAGCGGACCTTGCATTCGGCGAGCCGCACCGCCTCCACGCCGTGCGCCAGCAGATCCAGTGCGCTATCAGCCGGGAGCTGCGCCCCATCCCGCAGGCGATTGAGCAGAAATACCGGTACGGGTCGTTCCAACGGCTCGATGCGCTGGTGCAGCACGTGCTGACCGATCGCCTTGACCACCTTCTTGCGCGCCGCGGCACCGCCGGGTACCAGCAGGTCGAGCACGCCATGGTCCGGGTAGATCACAACCGTCAGGTAGACAGGCGGGCGCACGTCGCGCCAGACGGTTCGGTCGTCGCCGCCGAACTCGTGCTGCAGTTGGGCGTCATCCTCGACCCGCAGATCGAGCTGCACCGCGCCGTCCAGATGCCGCGTCAGACAATCGACTTCGCACGCTCGCGGCCGGCTCTTGCATGGGGTGAACGCGCGCGACAACGCCTGACTCAAGGCGTCCAAATCCGCTGCCGCGGTGTACAAGGTCAGCGGCGCCGCGACATGGAGCCGCTGCCAGGTACGGTGGCCGAGCAACGTATCGGCATGACGAAAGGCCTCGGCCCGCTCGAACAGGTCCGGCCAATTCGCCAGCGCCCACAACGCCCGCTCCGCATCGCTGGTGTGATGGGCGAAATCTTCCAACATCGGAAAGTCCGCCGGCACCGTATTGCGCAGGGCATCGACGCCGCGCCGGTTGCCCAAGCCGTGCACTCGGCGGAGATCCCGGAACACCGGCCTTTGCTGGTCCTCGGGCAAGTCATCCAGTCTGGCTTGAAGCAGTGCCGCCCAGCCGTCATCGGGTGCCTCGGGTTCAAGGCCTTCGGGCCAGGGAAGACCGTTCGACAGGAAGTAGAAATGCCAGATGTGCGGCGGGATCTGGTGAATGAGGCTGCGGTAGTTGAACGCAGGCATGGGGGGAAATCCTCCTTGGAAAATTGGCCGCCCCACGCCACAGCGAATAAAGGCGCCCGATCGGGAACCTAAGCGCCGCAATGGGCAGAGCAGGCGCATTCAATGCACCGGCACGTCTCCCGCGCGCTGAAACGACCTCCATGTGTCAGTCCTGCGGGTCGACCTATAGGTTGAACGGGTTTAGATCGAGCATCTCGCCGCGCAGGGATCGTGTCGCAAGGGCAAAGGGGCAACGCTGTTCGATTGGGGCAAAATGCGGTGTGTCGTGCTGAGCCATGCTATCGCTCGGCGGAAACACCTTAATCTGAGGGTATACCGCCATTGGGGTAATTTTCTGTGAACTATTACCCATCTGATGACCGCGCGACGCCACGTAACCTATCCGATCAGAGAACAGGGTCCTCCGGAAAAGTTGCATGACTTTGGCAAACACCCGCAATGACCCTTAAACGCTTGAAATATCGGGATGGTCGAGCGTGAGATCGCCGATCACAATGGTGTCCGGTTCCCTTCCGCAATCACTGGACACCGCATGAAGACCCTTGCCCTCACCCCACCCGACCAACTCACCCCCGCCGAACGCGCCGCCGAAATCACCGCGATCCTGGCGCGCTGCCTCCTGCGCGAGCACGCCGCCCCGACCGCCAGAGAGGCCGACTTTCGACTTGGCTGTTCCCCAGGGAAGCGCGTTCATACAACCCCTTCTCAACCGGAGCCGTTGCCATGAACGCACCCTCGAATCCGACTGTCGCCGCCCAGGTGGCGTCCCTGCCCACTCTGCCGATCAAGGAACTCTGGGTCCTGTGGGACCGCTACTTTCCCCGGCGCCCGCAGCATCCCAACCGGCGGTACCTCGAATCGCGGATCGCCTACAAGCTCCAGGAAGAGGCCTACGGCGGCTTGTCGGCCGCGACCAAGGAGCGCCTGATCGCGATCGGTCGCAAGCACTCGAAGATCAAAACCGGTCCGACGCGCAGCGAGTTCCATTTCGCGCCCGGCACGAAGCTGATCCGCGAATGGGGTGATCGCGATCACCACGTCATCGTCACCGCCGAGGGCTTGTTCGAGTACGAGGGCCAGCGGTTCAAGAGCCTGTCGGCGGTGGCGCGGCACATAACGGGCGCGCATTGGTCAGGACCCCTTTTCTTCGGGCTGCGCGCCATGGCGGGTGGCGCATGAACGCCGTCAGCAACAACAAGCCTCCGAAGCGCTGCGCGGTCTACTGCCGTGTGTCCTCGGACGAACGGCTGGACCAGGAGTTCAACTCGATCGATGCGCAGAAGGAAGCCGGTCAGGCCTTCATCGCCAGTCAACGGACCGAGGGCTGGCTTCCGGTCACCGACGACTACGACGATCCGGGTTACTCCGGCGGAACGATGGAACGCCCCGCCCTGAAGCGCCTGTTGGCCGACATCGAAAGGGGGAAAATCGACATCGTCGTGGTCTACAAAATAGATCGGCTGTCGCGCAGCCTCGCCGACTTCGCGCGAATGGTCGAGATCTTCGACCGCCATGGCGTCAGCTTCAGCGCGGTGACGCAGCAGATCAACTCGGCGACCTCGATGGGCCGGCTGATGCTGAACGTGCTGTTGAGCTTCGCTCAGTTTGAGCGGGAGGTGACCGGCGAGCGCATCCGCGACAAGATCGCCGCCAGCAAGCGCAAAGGGCTGTGGATGGGCGGCGTACCGCCCTTGGGCTACGATGTCGTCAACCGGCAACTGGTCGTCAACGAAGGGGAAGCGAGCTTGGTGCGACGCATCTTCACCGACATGCTGACCATCGGCGCGACGACCCGAATCGCCGCGACGCTGAATGCCGAAGGGCTCACGACCAAAGCCTGGACGACGCAGGACGGCCGTACCCGCCCCGGCGCGCAGTTCGACAAGAAGTACCTCTACAAGGTGCTGCGCAACCGGATGTACCTGGGTGAGTTGTCGCACCAGGGCACCTGGCACCCCGGCGTGCATCCGCCGATCATCGACCAGGACCTGTGGGAACGCGTACATGCGCTGCTGGCCAAGGATGCGCACACGCGGTCGGCGGAGACGCAGACCCGGGCGCGCACCGATGCGTTGCTGCGGGGTCTGCTCTACGCGCCGAACGGCGAGCGGCTCTATCCCACCTACGCCCGCAAGAACGGTCGGGTCTACCGCTACTACGTCTCACAATCCGAGTCGCGCTTTGGCGCGGCGGCGAAGGCCTGCGTGCGCCTCCCGGCCGAGGCGATCGAGAGCGCCACCGTCGCGCAGATCAAGACGGTGCTGGCGAGTCCCGAAGCGATCGCAGCGGTCTGCCGGTGGGTGGAAGCCGAAGGCGCAGCCTGGGACGAAGCGCCGATGGTACTGTCTCTACGCCAGTTGGGCGCGGTGTGGGAGCAACTCTACCCCGCCGAGCGCCATCGGCTCGTCAATCTCATGATCGAGCGCATCGATCTGGTGGACGGCGGCATCAAGATCACCTGGCATCCGCTGGGGTGGCGGGAATTGTTGCGTGAGTTTGCGCCCGAGAGCATCGGTGCCGAATTAGTCGAGCTGGAGGACGTGGCATGAGCGGCACGTTGCCAACCTTCGTACCGCTGCGGCTGCGCCGAGGTGACCTCCAGAAAGTGGCGGTCACGGCTGCACCCGCGCACGACCCGACGTTCCTCGAGGCGCTCGGGCGCGCGTGCTACTGGCAGCATCTCTTGGACACCGGAATGATGCCGAGCGGTTCGGCGATCGCGCGGGCCGAGGGACTGCATCAATCGGTCGTGAATGAACTGCTCCGGCTGACCCTGATGGCACCGGACATCATCGACCGGCTGATGGCTGGACGGCAACCGCGACGCTTGACGCTGATGTGGTTCCAGCGGAACCGCCTACCGGTGGACTGGCCGGCACAGCGCGACGTCATCAACCGGTTTGAATAAGGAGTTCCCCATGCCCAGAAAAGGCGAAGGCCGGATCACCGGCCGGCCAGTGACAAAAACCATCCCGCAACCCGCCGGGGGCGTCCGGATGGAGACGTTCGTTCCGTGGACGCTGGTGAAGCGAGGGACCAAGAAACAAGTCAGCATACCGCTGGATGCGCCAGCGCAGGTTCTGGGGGAGGCCGAAATGGCGAACCCGGTCAGGATGGCTGAGCAGGCTCGACCGTTGGTGAAAGCGCTTGGGCTTGCGCACTATTGGCAGTGCTTGCTGGATGAAGGCAAGGCCGCAACGATCGCGGAGATCGCGGCCGCCGAAGGTCTGGACAAGGCGTACGTCAGCCATCTTTGTCGTCTGTTGAATCTCGCTCCGGACCTCATCGAGTCGTGTTTGCTTGGTGGGAAGGCCGTACCGATGCTCGATCGACTGGTCCGTCACGGTGTCCCCAGGGCGTGGGACCAGCAGAGCAAGAGACGCCCGCCCTAAACAATGCACATCAGCGTCGTGCACATCAGCGTCGTTGACATTACCCCTCGGCGTTGCTAGCGTTCGGCCATGGACTTTCCGCTGCCGACGTTGTTGAGCTGGCGATACCCGCGCAACCAGGGCTGGGTGCGTGCCGTG